CCGGACTTCTGCCACTTCTTAGCTAATCTTGAGGCTACGCCATTCTGATCAGCAAAAGCGGTTTGGGCAGATTCGGACAATAGGTTTTGAACTAAGTTTGCCATTGTTTTGTGATTGGTTTTGTTTTTATTACTTTATGCCAGCGATTTTTTGCCAACGCGATACAAAAGCTTCCGATTCAACGATCGGGCCTTTTGCCGGGGCGACACCCGCGGGCTTCGAAGCGAAACCGATAGATTCTTTAATCGTAGACTTTGTATTCAAAGACTCTTTCAAAGTTTCGTACACGTTTTTCACTTCTCTTACAGAACCAGCGCGATCAAATGCTTTGATCACTTTTACTTTTTGAGACTCGTTGAGTGACTTCGATTTGAAAATCTTGTTCATGAAAAGCAGCTTAGCATTCAGAAGGTTGACTTCTTTGATGTTTTCGCTGAGGACTTTGATAGCATTCTTGGCCTCTTTGAGCTCTTTCTTCAGCTCATCGAGTTTCTCGTCCTCTTTCTTGGCTTCTTTCACACCTTTAACGCCTTTTGTATAGACGCCACCTGAGTGACCTTTGCCCTCTTCGACCTTTTCATCGTCTTTCTTGGCCTCTTTCACGCCTTTGACGCCTTTTGTGTAGACGCCACCTGAGTGACCTTTGCCTTCTTCGACTTTCTCCTCTTTGTCTTCTTCTTTCTTGGCCTCTTTTACGCCTTTAACCCCTTTGGTGTAAACACCTCCAGAGTGACCCTTAGCCTCTTGGAATTTTGCTGCGCCTGCTGCGTCGTTTTGCCCGCCTGCACCGTAGCCTTCGTTCTCAAGTTCTGCAAGGATTTCGTCAAGGGATACTTCTTCTCCAGCCTCTTCTTCACCACCTTCAGGAGCCTCAGCGCCAGCGTCTTCACCGCCTTCTTCGCCTTCTTCTCCTCCTGGCATGTCTACGTCGGCCTCGAGATCTTCTTCACCTTGTGCCTCACCGTCCATTACGGATTGTAGGATTTGCTTTAGGTCGCCAAGAGTGATGTCGATTACTTTCGTTTCGTCGCTTACTTCCTCTTCGCCACCTTCTTCGCCTTCTTCGCCGCCTTCTTCGTCTCCGCCTTCTTCTCCGCCTTCTTCGTCGGCTTCGGCTTCATCGCCTTCACCTTCGCCTTCGGCATCGTCAGCTGGCTCTTCGTCGTCTTCGGCTTCTTTCACAACTTCTTCTTCGTCTTTGCCCTCTTCCATTTCCTCCTTACCTTCTTCCATGTCTTTTTTGCCTTCTTCCATGGCGTCAAGTTCGGCGAGGATCTCGTCAAGAGAAGCTTCGTTCACAGCGTCTTCTTCCATCTCCCCGTGTTTCATTCCCTCTTCGTAGTTGCCCTCTTCGAGCTCCTCTTCAAGTTCTTCGGAAAGTCTAAGACGCATCATTTCTTGAATCTTCGGCTCGATAGCCTCTTGCAAACTTGCTTTAGCGTTCGCAATGGCACTCGCACGAATAGCTTTCGCGTCAAGAATCGCTTGTTGATAGATGTTCTTTTCCATCTTGTTTGTGCGTTAATCGTCTATTCAGAATTGAGACGATATAGGGTTAAAAATAGTATAGCGCGACAATAGAAATTCGCGCATTTACCCATAAATATGCGCACTTGAAAAAAAACGATTAGGTCAAGTTAAATAGTGCTCTTATGACCTCTCCGCCTGTTTTTCCTGATTTAGCTGCCGTTATCGCGTTTGTGACACCAGCGCTCATGCTAGAAGCCACGCCTTTTGCAGCCTCTCCTCCGACTTCGGCCACTGTTTCCAGAGCGCCCTCGTTACCGGATATAGTAGCATAAGCCTCTTTTCCTATCTCTGCCACGTGCTTAGCTGACCACCCTATGGCCAAAACGCAATACAGTATAGTGTTAACGCTTTTTCTGTATTGTTCGTTGGATAAGTACTTGTGAATTGTTGAATACTGGGCGGAAACATCTTTCATTTCATCTTGTCCTTTTACGGCTTGTTCCAGCTTTTTAGTCTCAGGATTGTATAATATGTAACTGTTAGATATATACAACTTAAGTACGGTGCCTATAGTAGTACCAACGGCGTCTATGTAACCGTCGTGCGCTTTGTGAGCTAATTTTCTAAAGAATCTACCCACCGCGGATCCGCTAACACCGACGTCTAAGTGATGATCAACAGAGCTTACCAACATTTGACACTTTAAGTCCGCATCGTAGTTCGTATCGTCTTTTGTTACAAAAAAATCTTTTTCGGACTGGGGAGGTTTGTTAAATGCGTTTTGAAGTTGGCCCATGAATTTGTCGCCGAACACTTTGTTTTGCCACTTTCCTCTTAAGTGTATTGGCACTTTACCAATAGCCGCGCGCTCATCTTCTTCTCTTTTTTTAATACTAGCAGAGCGTTTTTCCATGTCTGCATCAGTCTGACTAGATGAACTGGACGAGGAGGATTTTTTCTTATCACGAAAGTATTCGGACCCTGTTTTACGTCCAGTGATCGTTTTTAATTCGTGTACTTTTCCGTGGTCTTCGCCGTCTTTGTGAAATTCAAATTCTTTTTTGATGAAATTATTGATTTCATTCATAGTCTCTGGGGAGACTTTTTCATCTCTAGGCAATTTATCAACCCTTTTTTGTAAGTCTTTTGCGTCCTGCAATACTTGTTTAAAAGTATCTTGTGCTTTTTGTTGACTCATTTTCTTAACACTCACCTTATCAGCAATCCAGTCTGCCAATTTTCCTGCGCCCTGAGCGAGCATTGGGGCTGCTAATGTCCAGCTGATGGGATCCAGCATTTCATTTACTTGCTGCTTATCCTCATTTTTTGAAGATGAAGAATTAGAAGACAAGCCCCCGCCTGAAACACTTCCGCTAGAGGATTTTGAAGAGTCTGTTCCCGAGTCTGTTCCTTTTGCGTTAGGATTCTTTTTCTTCTTTACTTTTAATGTTGGTAATTTAGTTCCTTTGCCGGGTGTGAATTGTTCAATTTTTTCTATGTTTGGAAAAGCCTTTACATTAACTAATTTCGCTGGATCATTTGGTAATGTCGGCATACCGCCCCCAGATTGAGCTTCTTCAGCTTCTAAAATAAGATCGTCCCTTCTATTCTCCAAGCTCTCGTAAAAATCTGAGAATTCGAGAAGAAAGTCGGTTTCGGTAGTATTTATACCCGCCAACTTTTGAAATCTTTGTCTTTCTAGTAAGATCTGTTTTTTCTTCTGTTCCATGCTTTTTTATTTTGATACGCAACAAACGCCCGACATCTCGCATATTATGCTCCTCATCAGATCGTTCGCTCTACTATAATTATTTACGATTCTTTGATTGTAATCTATAGACTCGTTTATACCGTTCATGGGTTTCATGTACGCACCGTAGGTTGATGGTTGGGATACAAAGTCCCAACATATCACTTCAAGATCGTCTTCGACCTTTACCAATCCTTCGCCTATTGGACTTGTTGAACCCTGTGCTCTAGAAGATATTCCCACGGTGATACCGTTTTTGAACAATTCCTTAAGTATGTTGCCCGATGGCGTAGGAAGTATCTCAACCGTTCCGTAGAGGTCCTTATCTTCCCACCAAAGGCTCTTTATGTTGTGAGAAACATTCTTAAGGTTTATCACCGATGACTCTGGGTGGTCCAATTCTCCCAACGCACGATTCTCTCTTATGGGTCCATCCAAATACAATTCGACTTGCTTCTTAAGAGTCTCGTAGGGGTATATGCGCTTGTTTGCGTTGGGCTTATCACAGGCTTGTACCTGTCCGCTAACGATCATGTTGCCGTTAGAAGATTTAAACCCTTCCCTAAGTTCTATTTTGGGTTTGAATATCGAGTACTCTATGAGGAGTTCTTTTGGCATTCTACAATAATTTTATTTATGCCTTATCATTGATTAGTGGGCGGAGCTTCAGCTTTACCTGCTGGCTCATAATTAGCTTGAATTGCCGCCGCTTTTGCTTTTGGATCATCAACGACTATGACGTTTCTTTTACCGGCAGCATTTGGTTTTTTAGATCGCATCATTTCTCCTTCACGCATCTTTTTGATGTGATTTTTAAGAGTCTTAGCAATCTCCTTCAGTTTATCTGCTTTATTGTCCATTTCCGAAGAAGATTTCTGTTGCATATTGCTCCCTTGCTTAGCAGAATTCGTGTGTTTTTCCACCACGTTCATTTGATATTCTACCATTTTCCCGTCTTTCATTTCAACAGTCAACGTGCCTCCGTGAACTTCTTTTATGGTTCCTATGCCTTTAGGCGTATTCACCTCGCGGCCTACGTGCCAATCGTGGGGAGTTGGAACCGTAGCGCCGTACATGTTCTCGTGAAGAACCTTAAGGACTTTCTCTTTGCCTGTTGCGGGCATGGTCTCTGAAATGCCCTTTGCGGTCTTAGCCTTGTAGGTCATGACCTTAACTCCACGGGGTTTGCCTTTTTTGTTCTCTTTCTTAGTGGCGCGGGTGTTAGCTGACTCAAGTTTTTTCTTGACTTTCATCGCATTACCCTTATCAACGCTCTGAGAACCTACTTTAACTTCGCTGGTGTGAAGTTTATCGTCGCGCTTTTCGATGTCTTTTGCATTTGCAAACATCTGGTCTTCGTAAGCCGTGGGATTCTTTTGAAGCTTCTTGGCTACTTTTTGATTCGCGCGGTGAATGTCTTCTCGGGTAGGATTTTGTACCTTTGCAAGTTCTTTTTGTACTCCGTTTCTAAATTGGTAGGGATTCAGGCGATCTATGACCTGATCGACTGTTAGGGTCTGCGCCTCTTGAATGAGTCTCTTACCCTTAAGTACGTTTACAGTATCCCTAAAAGAAAGGGTGGGACTGATGTACTGGGGGAATTGCATCCTAGCGGTCTTCATAAAGAATTCCTTGCTAATCTTTCCCTCGTTCAGTTGAATGTACAGGTTTGTTATGTTTTTCATACTAATAAATATCAGTTATCTTCCTTGTCCCCTATATTTTTTCGGTCTTTCCTCTTTGGGGCCCCAGTTTTTCTTTGCAACCCCTTCGCGACGTTTACCGAAACTGATTTTGCCGATGTTCATGCCGGCTTTTTTATTGGTCTTTGTAGCCATGATTTACCTTTTGATTTTTTTCATTTTGCTGTAGGCTTCTGCGATGCCGACAGTGATTTTTTCCATTATTCTTTTAATGTTCTTGTTCACTTTGGTCTCGTTCAGTTCACCGCGCAGTTGCGAAGTGTACTCTAGGATCCTATTGGCCTCGTGTATCTTTTTCTCAGCGAGTCTCATTGCTGCGTGCAACTGTTGCTCGTTGGTGCGTGTCTTAGTCTCTTTCTTAAAGCGCGAATAGTTTTCGTTCAACTCCTCGTCAATGTGGTGACCTTTACCCTGACCTAGCGATGCCATCGGATTCGGTTTTTCTTCCCAAGGTTTTGCTTTGGGAAACCAAGATTTTGCTAACAGCATTCGAACCTTACCGCCTGAGAGTTCAAAGGCTTCGTATTCTAATGGATTGGGTTCGTATACAAATTTTCCCTTATCAGTTATGAAATAGATGCCTTTTCTTCCGCCTCCCAGACCAACAGTACCTACGTTCATTCCAGGCGCGCCTAAACCCTCGCTAACGGGCTCTTCGGCATTTTCTTCTCCTGTTTCTTCAGGTTGATCTTCTGCGCTTTTATCGATCACAAAATCCGTTTCTTGGAATGTGTATACTTTTCCATTGAAGTCTATGTTGTAAGCGCCGGGTTCCGTGATGGAAACTATCTTGCCGATCTTTCCGTCTTGTGGACTTCCTTTCTTTTGTATCTTTACTGAGTCACCTTCTTTGGGATCTGCCTCCTCTTCGCTAAACATTTCCCAGAGGTCGACATATATTAGTCCCTTTCCAGTTCCACGTTCTTTAGCCTCTTTTTGTTGTTTGCTAATCTCGATGGCCGCTAATTGCTTTTGCGCTTTCTCTTTTGTATCGTGAGTACCCAATCTGCTTCCGCCCTTTTCTGGATAAACGGCGTATTTTCCGTCTACTTTCTTTATTGTCTCTCTGATTTTTTTACCCCTTGCAAAATACTGTTCTCCTGTGCCAGGTGTTGCTGTTGCTCCGCCCGCATTCGTGACATTTTCACGAAGCCTTTGAGTGGCAAATTGGACGTTAAAATCACGATTTTTATTTTTCATTAGAGACACGTTTTAACTCGTCTATCAGATCCAAGTATTGCAAAACGCTTGTTATTATTTCGTCTTTAACGAACTGGTTGTTGTTTATAGGATGCAGCAACTTGATAGTTTCGTTGAGTTTTATCTTAACCACTGGATCTTTTATCTTAGTGCTTATGTTACTCAGCTCGGACTTGATCTCTTTTATGGTCTTATTCATAAACTCTTTGAGATTCTCAGTTTCCGATATGTTGTTTATGTACTCCTTCAAAACGGCTTTTTGCTTCTTTGAAAGATCAGAGTACTTTTCGTTGAATTTCTCAACCAAAAGCTTGTAAGCCAATAAACGAACCTCTTTGTCTTCCTTCATGAATTCTTCCACTAAAGCAGCAGAAGCCGGTTTTTGGCTTGCGTTTTCTCCCACGATGTGTTCAACTATGTTTATTTTATTTAATAGCAGTTGTTTGCTATCAACAAAAGCCTTGTTGTTCTGGGATTCGAAAAGAGTGTATATGGAGGCGTACGTCTTGTAATTATCTATCTTGGCTTTGAAGAAATCGTCTATATCGTAAACGTTCTTTATTTCCTTTATGAGGTTAAATTTCTCTTTTCTAAGCCTGTCTTCGTTCAGTTTCTTTCTTTGCTCCAATACAGTGTTAATAAACATCTCTGCCTTTGATTCGGACAATCTTCCGATAGTATTAAAGGACGTGTAAAGGGCGTATTCTTTGCCCAATTCTGTATTCGTGAAGTGCTTTCTAAGTATCTTCACTGCCCTAGAGTCTCTGTTTTGCAGCAGGTCGGCTGTGGTTTGTCTCACTAGCAATTCAAAAAGAATAGCCGTGTTACGATATTTGCTATGCTTTATCGTCATTTCGTTATGATCTAGCTATAAATATACAGATATTTAATCCTGATCGTCTAGGATATTATCCTCGTTCAATACGTCCGGCTGTTCAAAAAGATTCACTTTTCTCTTGTTCATCTTGTTCATCTTCTCTAATAGGGCTTTATTCTTCAGATATTCTGACATTGCGTTCTCTGAAGTTAGACCAAACGGTTTGTATTCCGATCTCAATTTGTCTTCTCCAGTCTCAGCATTCGACTTCATGTCGTACCTTCCCATTGCATCTCTGCCAAAGGGTGAAGCGTCTGTCCCTCTAGAAGATTTATATTTTTGAGGGCGACCAGGGCTCTCATACTCTTTTTCTGGTTTGTTTTCATCGTATCCAGTTGGAACGTCAAGGGTCATATCGCCCTTACCTCCATATAGACCTGCCAATTGGTGAGGAGTGCCAAATGCCTGACCTGTTTCAGCAGGATCATTGCCCTCCGCTTTGATCTGTTCGTATCTGAACATTCTCTTTTGATCTTCTACTATTTGCTGATCCATTTCTGCGTATTGATCTTCGGAGAAGTGGAATATCTTATCGTAAATAAAGTCTTTCGGAAGAAGTCTAGCATCAAGGGCTTGGGTAGCCAAATCAATCTTTTCTTTGAATAGAGCGATTCTCTCTTGATCGTATATTATAGATGGATTAGTCAAGGACAGCGTAAAATTCGCTGCGGATTCGTTTGTATATCCATGGGCGTACAAATGTATAAGACCCACTTTCGTGAGCTCAGAGACTATGATTCTCTGAATCCTTTCTACTGTTCTAGCGAATCTGATGTCTTCTGCCGCAAGCGTAGCTTTACCTGTCAAATCCTTTTCGTAGCCCATAAAAGCTTTGGGGATCTTAAGCGCTGCAAAAAGTTTTTCGCGGAAGTATTGAACGTCTTCAATGCCGTTATATTCAAGTCCTTTAGCTGTATCGATCTTAGTTGATTGATCGTTACCACGAACCGGTATGAAGTAGTCCTCTAACATGTTTTGCACGTTATACTTAAGATTGTACTGACCGGTCTGCGGATCTACCAAAGGTGTCTTCTTCATTTTGGAGATCATTCGCTGCATGAAGTTTTCAACTTCTCCGGGCGGTATAGCTCCAACGTTAACATAAAATATACGGCGCTCAGGCGCTCTAACGATCCTGTGGATCAACATTGCATCCTCTATAAGAGTATATTGTTTGAATAGTTTACGAGCAGGTTCTAAGTACGAACGTCCGTAAGGCAAATAGTTAACGTCGCCAGTCAAACGGAAGTGAGCCATCTCGTAATTCTCGAAATATATTCCTACGTCTTGATTATTGTAAGCGGAGGTATAAGCCGCGGTTGTACTAGCGAGCGCAGCATTTGGATCGTATTTAAATCTAATTTCGCTTGGATTTTCCCGATTGTATCCTTCTTGTCTGACTATGTTGTACGCAGAAAATGGTATTACGTTGTATATACCGTACTTCTCAGCGATTTCAAGTTTAAGATAAAAATCTCCGTATTTACACATGTTTCTAACCCAAGACCACAGGGTAAATTCTATGTTAAGTACAGAATAGAAAAGGTTGTACAGAAGTTTTTGAATGTTCTCGTCAGACGATTTTATCTGGAGTACTTCTCCCTGTTCGTTTTTCAATGTGCACTCATCAGCAATAATATCCAACGCGGACGCGACTATAGCATCCGTATCCATGGCGTCGTAGTCTGCATAAATTTGTACTCGCGCAGATTGGTAGTTCTGTGCTAGATTTAAGTTTACGCCGTAAGCCGTAGAAGTCGTATAGACCTTGTTGAATCTGTCTATTAGGCTATTGTTTTGCAGTACGCCACTCGTTTGTATTCTACCGCTATCGAGTACTTTTATTGCTCCACCACCCTCGTTACGAATGATAACGTCAGTGGAAAACAACCTGCGCAGTGCGCCAAAAAGGTTGGTTTGAATGTTTGGTTTTTCTTCTGCCATTTTATTATATTATAGTAGCCATCTTAAATCTTCGCTCTGTTCCCCTGTGGGAGAATGATAATTCATTAACCACGGATTCGGTTGTCCAGTATTGTTTCCCCCGTATGGTTGAGGCGTTGAAGTCTTGTTAAAACTATTCAAAGCCGCAGCGGTCAAATTGTCCATTGTTTTTCTAAATCTTAGGGAGGTCTCTCTTAAATACATAGCCGTAGCAAAAGATATGACTAAGTCGTCATTGTATCCCTGCATAGCCTGCTGTTTTCCATTCTTCCATATAAAGACCCTAATTTCTTCCAATAACCTTATGGATCTTATCGTACACACTTTATTTTCAACAAAGTCTCGCAATCTTTCTATCACTAAAGGTCTAGATTTGTGAGTCATAGTGAAACCTGGTACCATTCCTGAGTTCTTATCGAATCTGTCAATATACTTCTCAAAACTGCTATCAGTTTCCATTCGGTGACTATAGTGGATGTTAGGATATCCCTTTTCTATGAGTGTTTGTAAAACATCCCAACCTATGTTTGCGTTTTCTACAACAAGTAATGCTTGATTGTATTCATTTGCCACGGAAAGAAGCACATTTGCAAATTCTCGTGTATCAATCTGAGCTTTGAACTCAGCTACTTGAGAAACGTTTTCTATGTCTATCACATGGAAAGCAGAGTAATCAGCTCCATCACCGCGCGCTACGTCAGCAATTACCGCGTAATGTTTAACAGAATCGGGATATTCCCAAATCCACAGAGATTTATCCATGCCTCTGCGTTCTACAGGCTCGGATATCATGTTCATTTCATACCAAGTCATGATCTCTGGATCTATGACAGTGGCTCCTGATGTTGCGAAGTCACAATCGCACTCTTGCGCCGCGTTCCTTACTCCTAATTCTTTAGTTTGCTGTTCTCTCCAAGCTTGATCTCTTTCAGGATGAACTGTCCACGGTAATGATAACGGTAAAAAATTATTTTCCTTCTTTTGCGCCTTTGTGTAGGTCTGATGGAACCAGTTACCTACGCCATTAGGGGTGGATAACGCTATGCATCGACCACCGGTGGCAAGGGTTTGTTGAGCTGCAGTAAATATCTCATCTATTCTATCAATGAACGCCGCTTCGTCCATGATCAAGAGCGACACAGCCTCTGATCGAGTGGCGTCTCCTGCACCTGATACTGCCTTTATCTGAGATCCATTTATCAAACGTAAGCTAAGTCTATTGTCTTCTTGTGCGCCTATCTTCAACCAAGTAGGAAGGTTTTGATAAGCGAATCTCACTTTGGTCACCATGTTTTTGGCTGTAGCTTGGGTTGTAGCTACCACCAGAATGTTTTTATCTTTATTGAACAGCATCATCCACAGGGATATAGCGGACACGAGTGTGGATATTCCGAGCTGTCTGGATTTGTTTATGATGACGTAGTCGTGAGTTTGTAAGAGCTTAAGTGTGCCTTCCTGAAATGGATATAGATCAAAGAGTTGACGACCCCGTGTGGGGTGTTGGATCATGTAGTATTTTCTCATGAAATACACAGGATCCGAGGCACACTTGAGGAATTCCTCTTTTATTCTATCGCGTATTTGTTGAGAATTTTGGGACATATTAATTTATTAGCACGACTCCAATTACGATCGCAAGAACTACGTTGCTGTACTTATAAACTTTATTGAAACCCTTTTGAACCATGTACTTTGTGTAAACGTCCTCGTATTGATTCCTCCAATTCTCTGTCTTTTGCTTCTCAGTCTCCACTTGCTTCAAGTAAGTGATCTCTTTTTTCTTATGAATGTTAATGATAGTGTCCTTTACTATTAACTTTTGGTTCAATACATCGATGTGTTCTTCGAAGTTCTTTACCTCTTGTTTTAATCTGTCGTGGTCCATCAAATCTTTTACGATTTCTTTGGCGATTGGAACAGGTATTTTTGTTGTGTCTTGAGATTGCGAATACACAAAAGGACAAGCTAGCAATAGAAGCAGTAGAGTTTTCATATTAATACTTGTATCGTTGTCTAAAGAAGGAATCTATCTGAGTCGGCGTATATTTATCGGCCTTATCTTTTAGATCTTTATACATTCTGTTTAGTTGATTGGTTTTATCTTTTATTCCTCCCAACTTAACTTCTAGCTCTTCTAGCTTACCCTGTTCGGTAATTATTAAACTATCGTAAGACATCTGTTGACTCTCCAACTGATTAGATATTGAATCCAACCTGTGTAATTCGCGTTTAAACTCTTCTGATAGTGACCTAGAAGTAATATAATCTGATACTACGTAAAATGCTACTGCACCAAATAGTATTAGGAACAATATATTTCTCCAGCCATATTTCATTCTAGGATTCGCATTTTCTATAAATATGCAAAACACTAGATCCAGTTTGGCGGGGAGGACTTACCATATTTAAGCTTCTTGACTCCAAGCTTGTCTTTAATGTAGAAGTTACGATACGCTGCTATAGTATCAGGATTTTTGTACTCCTCGGGCATACATTGGGGAGGAGGTACGAATCCTCGGTCCTCGATGTTGGGTTCGTTGTCTATGAGCCAATCAACGATCTGCTCAGTCTTGTGTACGTTACCGTAACGCGCTGTGAATTCCTGTAGTATGGCCTTAGCATGCTTGGCCAACCAACGATAGTGCTGTATGGACTCGCGTGTCCACTTGGTCGATGGGTGATTGACGTGTGCTTTCTTGTAGGGTGCAAAAGATCCATTCATCCAGTGGGCTGTGGCTAGCATCTGTGCCGATTCTATGCCCATTTTAAGTACGTGTTGGTCTGTGAGATCCTTGGCCGCTTGAACGGGGTCGGATTGTACGTAGAATATGTTCATAACTTTTTCTACAATATACTACAAAACCTTGACAGTAAAAAATTTATTGTACGAGTGATACGTCGTTTAATGAGGCACCTTGAAAGAAAGCTTTCCTTTTGGAGGACCTCCCGCAAAATAATTTTTGTCTGCCCACAATAACACTTGGCCCGTTATAGATTTCGTGTATACGATATCGAACGAGGTAACTTTAACGTCATCCCCTTCTTTTTTAACGTTGCAATAAACTTGCATGAATTTGAGCTTATTCATGAAGTATTTCGCCGAATCTGAGAAATTGGCCCCTTCCTCTGATAGAGCTTTCTTATCATTTATCACTCTGCACACGTCTTTAGCAACCACAGAAAGAATCGCGTAGCCAACATTAAAAGTTCCTGATTTTACTTGGAATTTACTTCTATTTTCTTTCCACAACTTTTTAGCAAGATTTGAGGCGTTATTTGAGGGCTTTGTTTTACCCTTCGTTTTGTAGTCTATCACCTCTTTTTTCAAAATATCGATATCGGTCTTTTTATAACCTTCGTATGGATTATATATCTTAGCTAATTCGAATATGCCTTCTATGGAATCGTATTGTTTAACGATCTCCACCATCCTTTTAAATCCAATATATCTAGAAATATCTTCTCTATCTTCCTCAGCTTTTTTTATTCCATCAGCAAGATTCAACAAAGAAGCTGGTGCACCCTTAGCGCCTTTGCTACTTACTCCATAGAATTGTTTTGCTGAGGTAACTATGTAACTATCAAAGAGTCCAGTGGTCTTTGACATGGGCCATTTTACTTTCGCACTACTAAAAGTTTTACCGCCTAAAACGTCTTTCTCGGCTTCTTTACTACCTCCAACATTTTTTCCACTCAAAAGAGCCACTGGCGCCATGATTTCTCCAAAATTGTCTCTGACAGCTGATAGCTTGTCCGCGTATCCAACTATAGTGGGCAAATTTCCTTTGGCTAAGTCTTTTAAGGCGTTTATGAGCGCGGTATCTTTTGTATTTCTAGAAACAGTGCTTATTATCTCTTTTAATCCCAAAGGATTCTCAGTGCGTATCAATTCAGACGGACTTATTCCTGATACAGCTTTAATGTTTCTGAATCCGTACTTTTCGTAATCTCCCGGCGGTGATTCTGTGCCGTCACTCTTCCACGAAACCATTGATGGTACTTTTGTATCGACGTATTTCGCCCATATGACAGTTTTACCTGAATCGTCTTTGAATTTAACTAACGCGACATTAGGTCTTTTATCCGCTAATTGAGGATTTTGAAAAAAAGCTTTCTTTTCTTGCGGCGTTAGTTTGTCTTTGGATTTTACGTATAGCTCTGTGTCTAAAGTCAGAGTTTTTTTTCCATCGGTAAAAGCAGAATCAACTTTTCTACCCCTCATTCCTGAGGCCTCATTTAAGTTTTTTTTTAAAAGGGATTCAAGTATGAGTTTCTCCAAAGGTTTTTTAGATTCCTCAAGCGTTTCTGTTTCTCCACCTCCCGTATCTCCTCCGCCTGTGTCACCGCCTCCAGTGTCTCCACCGGCTTCCGCACCCCCAGTTTCCTCTCCACCAGTTTCACCTGTATCTGTAGTTCCATCTCCTGTACTCTGCTCTGCTCCTTCGGGTCCCTTAGTTTTCAACGGGCTACCAAATCTTAAGAGTCTGGCGATGGCTTGCATACAGCGTTCTTTTTCGCCTATAGTCATTAAGTAGTAATTGGTACCCTGGACTGTGGCTTGGTACGCTTTACCCATAAAAGTCAGGAAAAAGAACTGACCGTTGTGAAGAAGTATCTTAAACGTAGTAGGTTTGGGAGCAACTATGAATATGGCGTTTAAATAATCCTGAAAGGCGGAGGTCATGAGCTCAGTCAATATATCGTTCAAAGTCGTATATTTCCTAAGTATGAAACCCATTGGGTCTCTTTCGAAAGGACTCTTTACGCGCAGCGCTGGGTTCTCTTCCTCCTCTCTGAGAATCAATGCCGCCAATATGTCTTTATCGGATTTCAACGGGATTTGATTATGTTTTTAACAAGGGTTTTTGCAATCTGTCTTTCTTGAATCATCTTCGATTCTTTTTGTAAGATCTTTTTTATGATCTCAGTTTTTTCTGTCATGCCTGGAAAACCGGCTGGATGTGGATCAGGGTCTGAGGTGATTCCGTCGTTATAATCGTAGTCATCATCTGAGTCGAAGTTGCTGGGATCTAAAGCATACTCAAAGGAATCGTAATCGTCTACGTATTGATCGTTGACTCTTACCTGTTTTTTGAAGCAATCTATGTAAATCTCTCCACCGTTGTAAGTTAGATCTAACACTAGAGCGTTATAGTTTTTACCTATCGCTGTTCCTCCCACGATTCTTTTTCCTGCTTTCTCGGCCCAACGAGCGACTTTTTGGACTAGAGCGGAGACGCCCTTTCTTTTAGCGAACTCTAAAATGTTGCTGGGGACATTTGCCTCTTGTATTGTATCTTCTTCTAAACCTTGACCGATAAGTTGAGCCTCAAGATCTGCTATCTGTTGATCTATTTGATTGAGTCTTTCTCCGTATTCGTCCGCTATCGGACCTCCTTCTGGTTCGGCTTCCTGTTCCATGTCTCTCATTAACTGGAAGCGTTCTCTCTTTAGGGCTTTTAGCTCTTGTTCTATTTCAAAATTGTTATCTCTCTGTGCCGCGAATCGCGCGAGAGATTGTTTTGGTTGCGCTTGTCTTTGTTTGAATGCATGTATACGAGCTGCTGAGGCCATGCGAGCAGGGTCATTGATGTCTCTGGCCTCTGTCATGCCAGGGAAACCGCCAGGGTGTTTATCGTCACTGGCAAGATCCCAGTCTTCATCGTCGTAGCCAAAATTGTCGTCAAAATCAGAATCGTTGGCCAACTCTACGTCGCTAGAGTGCATGGAAACAGTATCTCCGTTGGGCATCTCCACTGTTACGAAAGAGCCGTCACGGCTAAGTTCTACGATTTCTCCTTGTTCGCCTTGGTACTGATTAGGATATCTAACGTAAACGACGTCTCCAATTTCAAGTTTTTCCTCTTCGATATCGTCTTCGTCGTAAATCTCTTGAAGAGCACTCATAAGTTTCATATTGCCTGTTGGCAATTCTTCGTGATCTTCTTCGCCGTACTCGTGATAGTTACTGTTGGCCTGTTCTATGTAGTTTTCTGCCTTCGCTATGTGATCCTGTATCCAAGCGGGAATGTCTTTTTCGTCTTGCCCCACTTTGTCTATGAGTTGACTCGCGTTGCTGACTATGGATCTTAAGCTGTTATTGGCCATAGAAACCTCATGATCTCCGCCTTCGTGATTCTCTTTTTTAACTATTTGGGCCTGTAATTGATCGGGAAGCTTCTTCTGATCGCCTTTGAGTTTAGGACTATCGTCGTGCTTGTCTGTGAATTTAGCCTTCTCTTCGTTTGCGGCTTTGTTTATCTTTTCTCCTGCTTCTACAGCTTTTTCATGAGCTTCCGAACCCTTTCTAGCCGGAGGTCTCCCCTCTTTCTTTTTCTTGTTTATATTGTTCCAAAGTCCTTCAGACTCTTCTGTTATCAATTTTTCGATCACTTTTTTGAGGTGCTTCATAGTTTTTTAGAATACGATTTCAATAAAATATATAATCCAAGAAATAATAGTGCAGCGCCATAGAAAATAAAATCCGTAATCCAATAGCTGTTTGTCAAGTCCATCACGGTCTTGAAAAGCACGTCGAATCCAAGAGGGTTGAAAAACATCGCCATCATCAAACAGAATGTCGCCAGATTCCCCACCAGTGTTTTTCTCCAGGTTGTTTGAGTGTTTACTGCCATCGTCCATAGTATTATATTCAATACAAACATTCAATAACGCCTTACCACTTTCTGCAAGACCAGTATCTTGCGGTGGTTCGGTCTTTCGCGGTATCGCAACGGTGACGAGCTCTGAAATTTTTTCTCCTTCCGGGATTATTTTTCTTGATCTTTACGCCCTTTTGTCCGAAGTTTACCTTGACAACGTTACCTTTTTTATTTTTTACATAGACCTTAAATTTCTTTACGTCTCCTGCCATCGGTTTACCAAGTGGAACTGTCCTTCCTTGGTATTCCGCTTCTTCAAGAACGCCCTTGTTCCACCTCTCTAGTATATATTCTACTAAACACTGCGGACAAAATTGGCCTTCGTGAAGTTCTTCCATCAGTGGAGGTGTTTCAGTTTATATTTAGTAGACTCTATCAAAGCCACGACTTCGTCGACCTGGTTCTGAATATACGAGTCTTGGGTGATCTGAGATCTTAGGGTTTCTACAAATTTGCATAGGCCCTCAAAGTATACTATGGGATTGTTGTCCTCTTTTATGGTCCCAGCCATTTTGTAACCGGTAAGTATTCCGTATCGGCCTTGATAGGATTCAACGAGTCCATCTATGAGATCTACTATGCCTTCGTAATACCCTTGAAGTGCTACGTGTGCAGCATAAGAGTCAGTTTGCAAATGGTATATGTGTACCTGATTGCGACTCTGCATCAGAGTGCCGACGAATGTAGCGAATTGGTCCATCATTTTTTTCTGTTTCTGTTATAGAGACCTTGGTTTGGATTCCATTTCCAATCTGATTCTTTGAAACCCTTTTTACGTTTTTCTTTTTGGTATTGTGCACTACTAAGATTATCTTGTTTGGCAAGATCTTCTTTTAGGTTATCTTTATTTTTTTTGTCTTTGGTTTTTATAGACTTTGCAACTTTCTCTAAACTAGTCATGTATTCATCAATCTTAGAGGTCAGTTGTGCTACAGAATCTTTGTGTTGTCCTGCTTTTGCGGGCTCCTCTTTAATGAGATTCATGGATTCAGTACGCATTTTCTCAAGTCCGTTTATAGCCTTTTTTAATTTTTCAGTGACTTTGTGCTTTTTCTCTTCAAGAGCTTGTTCTTGTTGCATGCATTCATTACACAAAGCTTCAGCCACGCTCAGCGCGACATCTTTTTGGGGATACATAGCATGTATTTGATCAGGCACAATTTCAGAGTCTTGAACACCCACGAGAGGATCAACAGTTTTTACAAGATCCTTATTCGCGCATCCAGCTTCGGGCTTCTTAACCAAAAAGAGTTGGGATAGCGCCCCATCGAGATGATTCTCTTTTACAGCGTGCTTCTCTAATTTATTTTCGAGAAGTCTGAGTTGTTTTCTTGTCAGCATACTGATTTTTTCTTATAAATATCTACTCCTGTTGACTTTTTATTCGGTTCAATTGCTCTTTTACTGCGTCGTAGACTACTTTTTTATTTCCACCTACCCAAGATTCTATCTGCCCGTTCTCAGTTACAAAGGTTTCGTTGTCAGTGTACCACGCTTCTAACGCGCTTTCCACGTCCTGTAAGTATACTTTTTCGTTGCTCTTAAGCATGTCCAGGTTGTAGCTCTCGAATTTTCCTTGCTTCTTTAATTCTGCTTCCATTTCTATGACACAATCCAAACACATGGAATGTATAGAATACATTTTTTTGTTTAAATCATCAGCCCTCATGTGTTTTTTACACTTTGGACATGCTATCGGAAAATGAGCAAGCTTCTTTATAGAATCGTGCTTTGTAACGCTTTGTTTTATACCGCGTTTAATGGTCCAAGTCTTTCCGTTCTCCTCCCAAACATCCCCCTCCTTTTTATCTAAGGTTTGTTTTTCCCATCCTGATTGTACCCGTGTCCTATCTCCTACATTTCCGGAGATTAGGTTTCTCATTCTCTGTACTTCTCTTTTATTAAATTCTCTACTTAAATTTGATTCTTTCATGACTTTTCTTCTTTATCTTTTAAATCTAATGTGTCTATTTGATAGTGAGTGGGGTTATTGTCGCTGTGTTCAAATGCTATGCCTCCCGCGGCTTCCCAAGGTCGTGTATTGAGTTTTGAATCGTCTATAAGAACACATTTTTCTATGTCATTCGGATTCATTCCTTGAAGCACCTCGTGTTTTTTACCGGTGGATTTGAATATCACGCTTTTCGGCATTGGAGAAAGATGGAGGTTTATCCACTCAAGTTTTCCTTTTTTAGATTCTGTAAAGTTAGAAGGATCCGTGAGTATTATCACCCCGTATTCTCCTATCTTTTCCCACAGTCTTTGTCCTGCAGAAGTCCATGGCATGTTAGCCCAAAAATCTTTTCCCGCTTCGTCTATTGCGTTCTTAAAACTTGGTATGCCTTTTTCTTTTTTGTATTCTGACGGAGATGTTCCAAAGTAGTGTTCGAATTGCGCATCGAAATCGCACAACACCCCGTCCATGTCACAGTATATCTGATAGACTTTTGTGTCTTCTTCGTTTATCATCTCCATGTAAACTATTGATTCGTAAATCATGGGATTCATCTTTCCATAGTTCCTTAGTAGAACTCCAGCTTTGCTGTTTGCTTCGTTTTCGTAATCAGATCCTGTCTGACCATCCATCACGTCTATACCAGCTATCTCGTGTTGACTGTGATGAACTAGTTCGTGACCTAATGTTCTAAGAACATCAGCCAAATTTCTATTCTTCATGTACACTTGAATGCTTCTTCCTTCTGGATAGTAGCCTCCAAAACTGGCTTGATTTTTTACTGCTTTATTATCGTGGTGTAAACGTATCTTAGGGGCTTTCTTTATCTGAAGCTCATGGTAACAATACTTTAAAAAGTCCCTTATTATCGCTATTTTTTGTGTATCTTTCATGAGAATTATCGGAATTGTGATTGCATTCCCCTAGTTATGAAAGATCCAGTGATCTTATAGGGTTTATCGTAAACTTTTGGGTTTCTAACCACTATACCCTCTTGATCGTTAACGTTTCCAAGGGGAGAACTCATGGATTTGAGTATCGCTTCCCCTAATTTTTCTGTAGCTAAGTATATGACGAAAGAGTCTACAGCAATTTTGATATCTTTTGGATCCGCGATCATGTCTTGAACGCTTTGACCTCCGTTTATCGCCATAAAAACCTGTTTGCTCAACGCATCGACAGTTTTGCCGTCTTTCAGTTTCAGTTTCTGACCTTTAGTATTCTTTGCATCCTTTAGCCACTGATCCAAACTTTTAGTTTCTTTCTTACCTTTGGCGTAGTTAATCGTGTACGATTTACTCAATTCAGTTGCTATGTTAGAACCTTTTTCCATTTTTGCGGGTATCATGTTAAATACTTCGAATCCGTATTTCTTAGCTACCGGTTTCAAAGCATCTACTAAAGCTTGAAGATCGTTTTTAGAATAAGACATTTCGCCTATAGATCTCTTTCCCTCTTTTGATTGTTTCACTTCAAGCAAGTTGTGTATCACTATGAAGTTCTTTTCGTACTTCTGTACGTTAGACTTTCCTTCTACGTATTCTATGTTGAGCATGATGTTAGGATTCTTCATGAGTCCTAATTTGCTCAACGCAGATTTAGCAGACGGTAATGCCTCGTTGAATATCTTAAGAACGGTGCCACCGATCTTTATCATTCCATGGCCCTTTTCGAACCTGTTCTTTAAGTCTTTAGTTGTTACACCCTTCACGTCAAGCGGTTTGTTAGACCCACGGTCCAACGCAAATTCTTTACCACTATCGGTGTTTACAAGCCTAATGGAAGAATTTATGCCGTCTATTTTTAGAGGAACTTCGTTGTTCTTGAGATAAGTCTCAGTTTCTTTAAAAACTTTGATGAGATCAGATCCGTTTTTCACCGTAGGGATATCAAATGGGTGGGCCATGTGTCCAGCTGCTCCACCCTCTGTAAGCAATTGCCTTATGGCTGTTCTAAATACGGCTACGCCCTCTAAAATGTTAGCGAACTCTCTTAACTTTTTAGTAGGAGTTTTTAGCTTTTTTTTTGAGAGTATATCGAAAATGTCTTGAATAATTTTTTGAGGAACTCCTGGATAGTTTGTGGCGAAGTTCTTTATGTCTCCTGATTTGAGATCTTTTCTAAGCACACTTGCACTTATTCCAGTTCCGTTTAATCCATCGTTACGACCTTTATATAATAGAGGTCTAGTATCTATTGGAAGTAAAATTGGATTTACGCCTTTAGGCGTCATCTTTTTGTCTCTAGGAGTTGGAACTGTTTTGTGTTTTCTTAGATAGTCAACAAAGACCTTAGATCTTTGAGCATCAGATCCCTTTGAACTAGCTCCCATAGCGTACTGACCGGTGGCTGATTTATCCAAGTTCAATACTGTTTCGAACGCGGCTTCCATCGGATTGTCTATATCGGATGCAACGACTTTCACTTTAGGGTGAGTGGGAAGAAGTTTCCAAACTGCCAAAGATTGATCTCTGCCTATTCCGTCTCTCTCAGATGGACCAACAAGCACCACCACTTTTTCAACACTGGGATCAGCGGCGTAAGCGTTTGCGAGTTGTAGGTGTCCCACATGGGGAGGTTTAAATCCTCCGGGGAGTAAAACAGTCGTCTTCATACGTATAAATATGACTACTCGTGGTTCACTAATGATCTGTCTTTTACTTTGTGGATTTCTATGTAGGAATCTACCACGTCACGCATAGAGTCAATGTGGGATATTATGACTATGAATTTGAATTGGGTCTTTAGGTAATCGAAGAGCAGCGACATGGATCCAAGGTTAGATTTGTCCAATGATCCAAATCCCTCATCTATCGCAATAAAATTGGGCCTGGGAAGGGTGGATATATTGATGAGCGCTGTACGAATTGCTAGGGACGAGACGAATTTTTCCATCCCGGAGGTAAGCTCTAAAGGCCAAAAACGCTCTTCGCTGTAGGCTATGTAGGCATTGACGTTCTTATCGTCAGTTTCAAATACTATCCTAAAGTCTACCAATTGAGATAGGATGTTGTTCACTTCCTCTTCTATTTGAGGTATTGTTACAGATATAACTTCGTGGGGTATTCCGTCCCTATGAGTAGCTTCCAAATAGTATTGATAGAGCTGATGTGAGGTTTCAAGGCCTTTACGCTTATCAATCTCAGTTCTTAAATCCTCTATGCTCTTCTCAGTTATCTTTATCTGCGCGTTTAGATCTGATAGAGATGCATTCAATAGCTTTATTTCCGCATCAAGCACTTTAATATCGCGCTTGGTGTCCTCTATCTTTTTATTTGTTATTTCGTTTTTCTTAATGGAAGAGAGCTGTTTTTTTCTAAGTTGCAGTTTCTCTTCGCCCAATTTTATTGAATCCTCCTCTGATTTTATTTTATTGATGACTCTTTCAAGTTTCAACGACAATTCAGAAGACTTATTCTTAAGGGTCATTAAGATTCTTTTGACTTCTTCGTAAGAATCTCGAGATTGCTCGATCAATGCACACTTTTTTACACTAGAAGCAAGTTCCTTGTGTTTATTTTCTAATACTTGAAGCTTTTCTCTATCTGCTGCTATCTGTTCTTTGGCTGTTATAGCGTCCTTCACAAATACGTTACCCATACAATACTTACAGTTTGGATCGTATTCCAACTCTTTCAATTTTCCCATTTTATCCAATTTATGGGAGATGTGCTCTGATAGCTTTTGTTTTTCTACGTTAACATTATTGAATTCAGTTACGAGTTGTTTACATTCCTCTAATTGTTTCTTTAGATATTTTTCATCCACAGAATCAACTCTAAAATGTAACTCATCTATCTCTATAGCAAGAGCGTGTAATTCGTTAGTGAGTATATGTTTTGCCTTATTAAGATCTATTAATTCGCTCTTCGAAGATACTATACTATTGCTTATTGCCTTTTCGTCTATTATAGAAGTGTCGACATACTCAAGTTGTTTTATAAGTTTCTCTAACTTATCAGTCAAAGCGGACTTTTCTGAATCTGCGTGGATCTTTTCTAAGTTTTGTTTCTTTAGATCTTTGTTGTATTGTTCTAAATTGCGCTCTATCTCGCAGAGTTTTGATTCGTAATCAGTTTTCTGGAAGTGTTTAAGCACAGCGGCATTTTCCCTCGCTGTCTCGTTAGCTATATTGTACAGCTCTTCAAAGACACCTATATCCATAAATTGACTCAATAGATCCTTGCGGTCCTTCTGATTCATATCTATGAACCCAGTGTTGTTGCTCTGTGTGGATAGCGTAGTTAAAACAAAATCCTCGTAGTTGCCCAATAAGTTTTTTATGCTATTGTTAGTGTCCGATCGGTCTTTTCCGTTTAGAGAAATCTTGTTTCCTTCTTCGTCCACATAGTAGAAATCGACCTCTACCCTAACGTTTCCAGAATTTTGGCGCTTAGCGTTTCTCTCTATAAAATAATCTAGCCCGTTCAGCTCAAAATTCAATTTACAGTAAAAAGTATTGCTACTTGAGTTCATGACTTGGTGACCACGGTTCGTCTTGGTACACTTATCGAATATGCAATACGTCAGAGAATCGAGCAACGTAGATTTTCCGCTAGCGTTAGGCGCAAAAAGCCCAAAAGTGCCTTTCATGTTCGTAAAATCGACGAAATTGTTCTTTCCGTAGCTGAACATGTTCTCGAACTCGAAGCGCTTAGGGATCCACATAGAGTTCCTTGGTACCTCGCTTTTCTTCAAAGATTTGTTGACCTGTTCGTTGATCTCAAGAACTCTATCAAGCTCCTCTTGTTTCAAATCGTGCTTCTGTTTGAGAAAATCCGTCAGAAGTTTCTTTTGTTGTTCGATTGATCTAAAGTCCAAAGTTTTAGATGCATCGAGTGTCTTTTCACTAGACGTAAAAGTACTTATTCTTTGCGTTGTGAGTTCAACAATGTTCTTCTGTTTTCTCAAGCTATCTACTATATCGCGCAGAGTTGCTTGATCGGTGTTCTTGTATCTTACGCGAAGGTACAAATTCTCTGGAAGCGTTTCGTCTATGGGTTTATGCAAACCCGCATCGACGTCTATAGTGTAAAACGCTGTATCGTTTTCTACTTCAACGAACTCTACGAACCTGCTTTCTACTTCCCACAGCAAATAACCGTGCTTGCGTTCTTCTCCGTGGTTCTGTTGTATTAAGGATCCTGGATATGCAACTGTTTTTTGTGGGTTTAGAAATTGCGTTTTGTGTATGTCGCCCAAAAGGACCATATCAAAGCCTCGGAATTTTTCCACAGTCATGCTCTCGTTCTCTATGACGAACCCCGCTTCAGTCGTACAATTGTTTACGGGACCGTGATATAGCGCGATGTTTACTTGGGAATTTTCCATAACAGATGGATAGTCCTGTTCATCGTCCATGACAGACCAGTGGTAAAAATCCACATTACCTAAGCGAATTATGGCGGAATCTTTATAGTACTCTAGCTTAGATGACGCCATAGCATTTACTATCGGAGTCAACGCGTCGAGTCTGTGGGAGTTATTGAGGTTCGTGTCGTGATTTCCAGGTATCATGAGCACCGGTGCAATGTCACACAGACCGTTCAGGAACTTTTGAACCTCATTGAATAGTTCGGGCGTGACGTCCGTTTTAGAATGTACTATATCACCGGTGAGAACTATAAGATCGTTCTTAGTTAGATTTGCTTTTATCCTATTGTACAACCTATTGAACACGCGATTATATTCTGTGTGTCGCTTGTAATTCCTAATGTGTACGTCGGATACGTGGTGTATTTTATCTATCTTAGATAGATGTAACTTAGACTTTACTATTTCATTCATGCAGTTGCCAATATCAATTCCATCTTCTTAAAAAATAGATCCTCTGTTTTCATGGGTTTAGCTTGTTGCAGTTTTTCTACCATTTTAGAGAATCCAAGAATAGACGGGTCTTTATCGTCCATATCTAAAAAATAAACTTCCTTACCCATATTTATCAATTCCTCTGCGTAAGCATAACTTTCTTTTAATGCGTCTTTATCCAACGCTAAATATATAGTTTTTACTTGAGATTGTACAAGTTTCATCATGAGTGCTTTAGGAATTGTCTTACCAAACAGTGGAATGGCGTTCCTTTTTATAGCCATAGCATCGAACACACCCTCACAAAGGACTACAGGCACATTAAAATTAACGTAGTATTCGAAACCAATGATATCAGTCTTCTTTACGCTAGGCGCGTCGTAAGCGGGTTTTTTGTTTGGGTCTATAGATCTTGCCACAAAATAATTTAATTTTCCCTGGGAATCGAACGACGGGATGATCACTCGATCCCTGTAACGACCGTTTACACAGTATCCTATTTGGTACTTTAGTATGTCGCTCTCCGATAATCCCCTTAATTTTAAATATGAGACAACTTTCTTTTCGTACAGATCAGTTTTAGAAAATGTTATAGGAACATATTCTTTGGGTAATTCTGCCACAATAGGTTGAGATTCTATGTCTTCCTTTGTAGTCTTCATTCCAAAGTACTGCTTCATCTCCGAAATTACTTTTCCGGGGACTGAAAGTTTTTTAAACAGAGATACTGGATTTCTTCCCTTGGTGGGAGGGTGACACGTCCAACAGTTGTAAACGCCTGACTTGATGTTAATTACAAGCTTGGGTTTTTTGTGCTTGCATACAGGACAATAAAACGTGTAGTTACCCAACTTATCGGGCTTACCTTTACCCAATTGAGATTCGAGTAATCCCAACACCAGCTTCTGTATTTCAGGATTCGTTATTTCAGCTCTAGGTGTTCCCATACATATTTATTAAAAATAATCTATACAAAATTTTTTAGATTCGAAAATTTTGATATATTGGTTTGAAAGTTTCTTCTAAAACGTTGACTTCGTAGCTTGGTGGAATTCCATGGTCGAATATCAAGTTTTAGAATCAAAGAAACTACCCGGCGCTAAGACTAAGCACAATGCGTCAGGTATATAAATAGAACGGAGACATAAATAAGACGTTAATATCGGAAAAATCCGACGGAATAAACCGCTAAGGGGACGTTTAAATAAATCAAGGTTCAAAACAAAGTCAAAAATTTTCCCAAACCCTTAAGCGGCGATATGCAAGAAAGCGAAGAAAAACAGGAAAACAAGCTATCTAAAAAAGAAGTATATACAATGTACTACTATTTGGATTTAATGAAAGACGAGTTTACAGAGGACCAATTGGCCATATTGGGAGCTCTGATAGAGGAAATGGCCGAAGACAAAAACGAAGAAATAGAAGATGAAGAAGATTAAAGTTTACGGACTTAAAGGTTGCGAGAAGTGCGATAATCTTACTAAAAAACTATCTGATGTTGGCATTCCCTATGAATTCACAGATTGTTCTGGATACTTGGAGGAGTGTCAAGACATGGAGATATTGACAGGCGCTCTAGACTATCCCATAGTCGTAGTGAATAATGTTGTAATTTATCAAGTGCTCAATTACACTAAATCTGCCAAGATGGAAAGCTTGAATTCACAATACCTAGGATTGGGTGTTTTATCTATGCACGAATTAATAGGTAGTACGATAGCTGAGTACATGAAAAATTGAACACCACGATCTATTATTGTACATGGTAAGTGTAAATCGTTATGTTTACTGACATGGAAACAATTGCACGTACAAAAATGAGAGTCTTGACAGAATCCCAAGTTCAAGACAATTTATCTAAGTTCTATGAGTACATAGACACTTATATCACCAAAGAAAACAAATTACGAGGAGAGAAACTAAAGTCCTTCTATAAAAACATAGAGATAGTTTTAGCAACATCTCCAGCCTCTTCTAAAATAACTAGGCATAACTGTTTTGCGGGTGGATATCTTGATCATGTGTTAAATGTTGTTCAAGCTGCTCTAGTATTTCATAGAGTTTGGGAAAAATTCGGCCAACACCAAGACTACACGCTAGAAGAGTTAGTGTTCTCAGCTATAAACCACGATTTGGGAAAACTTGGAACAAACGACGAACCCTTTTACATTCCAAATGATATCCAATGGCAATTGGATAAGGGTATCTACTATAAATACAATACTAAAATTCCTCACATGAGAATAGCTGATAGAAGTTTATTCTATTTGCAGAACGCTGGCATTCCAGTGAGTGAGAACGAATTCTTAGCTATAAAACTTCACGATGGGCTTTACGAGGAGTCAAACAAATCTTATTACATGTCTTACAACGAAGACTACGAATTGAAAACGAATCTTCCTTACATTCTTCACCAAGCCGATTTAATGTCAAGCAAAATAGAAACACAAAAATAAGAAATATGATCATAGGAATAATAGGTGTATCGCTATGGATAGCGACAATGGTAGGTTGGGTGATATTCAATCTATACAATAAAAACAAGAAACTGGAAACGATAGCAAATAATTACGCTAATTTTTCCAATGAGATGGTATACCTTGTGAAAGAATTCGACGAAATCGTTAATAAGATAGACTCACAAATTTGGGTGCAATCAGATCCTGAGCTGTTAGCGCTATTTGATAAAATCAAAGAGATGCAAAGAAGATCAAAGGAGTTCTTAGGTTAATATGGACAACTTTTTACAGGAACCCGTACAGTACACAAAGAAGGGTACTGTAAGAAAGAGAAAGCCCAAGAAATCCAATAACTATTTCACAGAAGACACACAGAATGCAATCATAGAATATAGAAAACTGGATGATCAATACTTAAGAAATAAGATTTATAAGGAGAGGATTCATGGCGCTTTTTACAAGCTTGTAGAAAATATCATTCACACCTTTAAGTTTTATCACATGGAATCAGATTCCATAGAAGACCTAAAATACGAGGTGATATCCTTTTTGCTTCAAAAATTAGATAGATACGATAGTTCTCTTGGAAAAGCCTATTCTTATTTCGGTACCATTGCTAAAAGGTATTTGATAGTTTACAACCAAAAAAATTATAAGAGTAAAATCTCTAAAATAGAGGTCAAGGAGGTAGATAACGAGGAAAACACTATAGAAACGCTGGTAAGTCACGATTTTGAGTTTCAAGTGGACGCAGAGAAAGTCATAGAATCTTTCATAAAAAGAGTCAACGACAGCCTTTTTGAGACTTTTCAATCTCCCCAAGACATGAAAGTCGCAATAGCGATAATGGAGATATTTGAAAAACGAGAGACTTTAGACATATTCAATAAAAAATTGATCTATATTTACGTAAAAGAGATGGTGGACGTACAAACAAACACCATAACAAAAGTCATAAAGAAGCTAAAAAGCATATATAAAGACGTAATAGAGGAGCACCTGCAGAAATCCGACTACTAGGATATTTATAAGAAAACACCCTATGGATTTAGAGAAAGAAGTGTTTTCTGGAAAAAAGGTCTCTGACATTGTACAGGAAATATACGATAAGCAGAAGGAACAAGACGTTCTCTTAAAGGAAAAGATTTCCATGCTTGCTTCGTATATAGAAACGCCTGGAGACGCCATCGTGATGATTCCTCTCATAAAGGAACTGTCTGATACAGGCGTGAAGAATAGCGAATTGCTTTTGAAAGTGCTCCAACTGTTTAAGCAAAGCGAAACAAAGTCTCAAGATTCCAGTGGCGGTCCTCTATCAGAAAAGGACATAGCCCAACTTTTTGAGGAGTTACCATCGTTCAATAAGGTGGATTCACAAAAACTCATAAAGTAACTGAGATGTTCGGTAGTACATATAGCGGCGCTTCGAAGGCTAATAACGGGGCCTCTTTTATAATTGGCCGTGTGAAATCAATAATAACAAATCTCGATCCTAGACCCGCACAATTAAATTCTTCTTTGGTAGCTAATGTTCCTCAACTATCAAATGAACGTCTAGAAACTCCCCCAAGAAAAGATTTGGGTCGAATCACTTTTACTCCCCTATATAGTAATACTAACATATCTTTAGGCGACGGTATAACTCGTGGAGCATACCCCATATTCAATTTCATAAAACAATATCCCGTACTTCACGAAATAGTCTATATAATACCGGGCCCAGACTCTGATTTAAATGACAATGTAGATGCTCAAAGTTATTACTATTTTCCCCCCTATTCTATTTGGAATTTTCCAAACCATGGAGGATCTCCAAATTTAGAATAAGCTGCTTTGTATTATCAACAACAGACCAATGAAACCGCAGGTCGAGGATTAAATATGCCTATAAATAGAGATGTGAGATCTACTAAAGATAGAAAGATGAGTCCTTTATATTATGGAAATACTTTTGTAGAAAATACATTTGTAAAATCTCTTAAACCGCAAGAGGGAGATATAATAATTGAAGGTCGACACGGGCAATCTATAAGATTTGGAAGCACAAATAAATTTGATAAAATAACTCCTAAAAATGAATGGTCTATAGGAAATTCAAACGCGGGAGATCCTATAACTATAATTCGTAATGGACAAAACTACGATACTAATTATCAAGGTTTACACGAAGAGAGTGCTAAAGATCACACTACAATATGGATGACTTCTACCCAAGATTTATCAAAAATAATAAGTATAAGTGAATTCCCCTTAAATTCTTATGGAATAACGGCTCAAGACATACAAGACGCAGAGGGAAGAATTACTCAATTAACTGATATGCCTAATTATAATCCTTGGAACTCTGCCGAACAAAACGATAATTATACATCTACAAGTAATTATGCGAGTAATGATAAATTCGGTATGGAATCAGGACAATAATAAATAACAAATGGCAACATTACAAAGTACCGGTTTTACATTAAAAAACTATACACCGTTTCCTTACTCGGGAAGTCAAGCAGTACTACTATCAGATAGAATACATCTACACGCTAAATCGGATTCAGTATTACTATTTGGATCTAAATCTATAGGGTTATCATCCCAAGATAGCATACATCTTAATAGTAAAGAATACACTGTAATAAATAGCCCCGTTATTAGATTAGGATTGAAAGCACAATCTCCGGTTATATTAGGCGATAAATTTATAGAAGAACTTAGAGAATTCCTAGTTCAATTAGGAGCAGTTGCAAACATGTTAAGCGGTGCAGCAACAAGAGATGGAAGCGGCAAAGTGACAGTAGCCGATCCAGGAAAAATCATATCTGCTGGGAGTTATATGGCTTCTGCGACTGATAAATTTAGTAAACAGCTTGATAGTCTATTAAGTACAAAAACATACGTAGAGTAATGTCAACACTTAGTAATTTATTTAATAAGGCTTTAGATCCTTTGAAAAATGTCAAAGGCATAGACAAGATTATATTTAAATCTATAATATCCGTAATAAAATTAGATACATTTTTTGACAACGTATTCTACGGATTTCCAATAGACATATCAAAATATAGACAAAATCAAAAAAAACCATCTGATCCCATGAAATTGGGAATCATTCCTATAGTTAGATTATTTGCGAAAATAAATTATTGTGATTTTGTTAATTACGCTATATCTAAAATACCTAGAGGGGGAAATGCTGGTAATTTTAATCCTAATAAACCGCCGGAAGATGATTCTCCAAAACTAATTAGATTTTTGTGGAGATTACAATTTCTATCTTGGAGAGCATCTAATAGAATAGATCAATTCTATTCTATAATAGATAAACTGGATATCACTAAACAAAAAGATGCCATAATACGATTATCGGGAGATATAGAAGACGATTTATTAACAGGTTTTGATAGATTAGTAAATGAACCAATTAAAATAGAAGATTTCCCGGGGACTGGTAATTTCGTTGGTTCTATAGATACTGGAAATGCTCAAACACTAATAAATACTTTTCCGCCTCTTCTAAAAGCTAGAAATACTATCAATGGATTTTTTAGAGAAATTCGAAGTTACACTGACGGTAGGCAAATACCTGATGAAAAATTCAGACAGTTTATAAAACAACTTGATCAAATCAAGAAGATTTTAAGTATAGTAAGAGGACTATCAGCTCCGCAATCTTTACTCATATCTGCAGGATTGGCCACACTAGGAGACCCTGTTTTAAAACCTTTTTTACAGAAAGTAGCATCATTATTTGAACCTGATAAAGCCATACCCGTATTAAGAAAACTTATAGATACGTGTAATAAAATTCAAAGAGTTTGTCAAAATGTTCTAAATATAATACAAACTGCGCAATTAGTGATCACAATAATACTAATTGTTATCAATGTACTTTTAAAGATCTTAAAATTTTTTAAAATAATGCCAATTCCTAGCCTGTATACCACTGTAGGCGTGATAAATACTATAAATGGAGTAGAAGAAGAGGTAAGAGTTCGAGTTATTTGGAGAATTATAATGACATTAGGATATTTCTCTTTACTTCTAACAGTGATACAATTGGTCATATTAAACATAATGGGACCTATTAATGAAATCATTAGGAATCTGAATCTAATAATAGCAAATCTAAGCAATTGTAATGAATTCGATCCAGAAGTATTGAAAGATTTGATAGACGCTAGAGACGGTTTATCAGCTGCTTCTGATTTAATGTATTTATTTGTTAAAAATAAAGAGAATAACGATCGAGAGGACGGATTCTATGATCCTAATATCCCCAAAATAGATGACTCTATGAAAAATAATACCTATGATCCATACGGATTAGGTAATTATTGGGGCGTAAATCCTGAAGGGGTTCCAGAGAATATAGTTGGTAATATGAATGTTACTGATCCTACTAAAAAAATAGGTAAGTACACAATAAGCATAATCACAGAAGAAGTAATAGAAGAAACTTTTACTCTAAAAAGAAGATATGGAGTCGCTTTAGATGAATCAGGGACACTCATAGTACAATCCGAACCCACATATGCATCAGATAGTAGTATTATATTAAAAGAAGTAGAGCAAAAATTGAGAGAAAAGAAACTAATACAAGAGGAAATAGATATAATTAATGCTGATCAAAGAGCACAAATAGAATCTACTAAGAATTTTCTATTTAATAACGATCTTAAAGTAGCAGATTTTCCTGGTATATTTGATAACAATAGAGGTCAAGAAAATTTTGAAGATACTCCCGTACAAAGAACCTCTAGAGATTCAGCAAATAGATCAGCTATAAATGATAATAAAGACAGCTTTAATGCCAACGATCTAGGATTTGAGATACCAGATTTAATGGCCGATATGAATGTAGATGAAAAGATCATGTTCGATGAATACGACATGGATGATCCCGACAATGAAGACGAAAATAAAGGCATGGGATTAAATGCATTCTTGAATAAATTGTCAGGCGGTAAAAAGATGAGAAAACGTGTTAGAAAAATACTAGAAAAAAAATTAGGGGATTTGAAAAAAGATACTAGTAATCCTCAATATAAAGGAAATGCTACTCAAAATGTGAATAAAACCTCAACAACTTTAGTAGGAGGAAAAGAATCTACGGGAACTTCTTCAACAAGCAATACTACAAATACTGCAAATATGTCTCCGAGTAGAGTAACTTCACCCGCATATACTTCTAATACGTCAACAACAAACTCTAGAACATCAGAAAATACGGGCGCAACGGATCCATCCTCTAATGCATCAAAACGTCCGAGTCTAAAGCCCGTAACTGGAAAAATTGATACTAGTAAATTAACTTTCTTGCAAAAAGCTAGACGAAAAATAAACATAATAAAGGGAATTAAAAAGGGGGTTAATAAACTAAAAGGGAAATAAGAAACCAAGTCACAAATAAATAAATTGAACACCCGATATTTATCAATATGAGCAAACTGGATATTTTACGTAGAATCATTAGGGAAGAAGTCACTCAGGCGATACGCCAAGAGCTTCCCAGGATCATTTCTGAGAGCACCCAGAGCGCAGGAAAGGTTACCAATAGTTCTGAATATAAGAATAAGATAAGAGATCAGGTGAGAAAGAGCGTGACATCTGGAATACCCTTAACTTTAAACGAGCCGACTAGGTCCGCGCCTGTAAAATTTGCAGGAAATAACCCTCTTTCCCAACTGCTCAATGAAACAGCAGTAAGCATGACACCTCAAGACATGGGTGAACCGCAAGAAGAAAATACTGCCATGGGATCAGTTAACGAAATGCTTTCATCCGCAAGAAAAAGTTCTAATATAGAGATGATAGAGATCAACACGGTTCCCGATTATTCAGAGATGATGAACAAGATGAAAAGTAAAGGCTTAATGTAATGGCTTACGGACTTAGACAAATATCGCCAATAGATTTAAAGAAATCTGTGGCATTGGGCGTTAAAATACCATTTTCATATCCCAGTGTTTTTTTGAGTGTCTATACCACAAAAGATCAGATTAGGTACAATATAATGAATTATCTATTGACAAATAATAGAGAACGTTTATTTGATCCTAATTTCGGCGCTAATTTGAGAGCTTCATTATTTGAACAAATAAACACAAAAAATACTCAGGAATTAGAAGATCAATTGACTGAAAAAATATCAAGCAATTTTCCACAAATTAACGTAATAGATTTATCTATATATAACGCAATGGATCAAAATTCTATACTTATAGAGTTTAGTTATGTCATAAAAGCTTCTAACGAATCAGATGATGTATCTATAACAATACAAAATGCGTAAAGATGGAAAATAATGTAGACATAAAATACTTAAATAAAGAATTTTCGACATTTAAAAACGATTTAATCGAGTACGCGAAAGCTTATTTTCCTACCGTATATACAGATTTTTCTAAAGCTTCTCCAGGAACTTTATTTATCGATATGGCTTCTTATGTAGGAGACGTCTTATCGTTTTATCTCGATAATCAAATACAGGAAAATTTTCTTCAATACGCAAAACAAAAAAATAATTTATATGCAATGGCCCACATGTTGGGCTATAGACCAAAACTAGTGTCCTCAGCCGTTGTAGATCTCGAAGTTTATCAAGTAGTCCCAGCAATAACGCTCTCTGGATTAAGATATCCTGACTTTTCTTACGCATTTATTGTAAATCCCGGAATGGTTGTAAGTTCTAGAGTTTCCCCAAGTCTAACATACTATGTAGGAAATAAGATAGATTTTACACACTCTTCTTCCATGGATCCCACAACAGTCAGTATATATGAAACAGACGGATCTGGTGCACCGGTGAGTTATATACTAAAGAAGAATGCGACCGCCACTTCAGGAGTAATAAAAACTACAACATATTCGTTTGGACCAGCGCAAAGATTTTCAACTGTAAAGATAAATGATTCTGAAATAGTATCTATAATAAGTGTAGTCGATTCTTCTGGTAATAAATGGTCAGAGGTTCCTTATTTAGCGCAAGACTACATATATAATCCTGTCTCTAATACCGCTCAAGAATACCCCGAATTATATCAAGACGCTAATCAAGTCCCTTATATATTAGAGAAAATTAAAGTAGATAGAAGATTTACTAGCCGAATAAATAGCGATAGCAGCGTAACTTTGGAATTTGGACCTGGTATAAATACTATAGCTGATACGGCAGTAATTCCAAATCCTTCTACAATAGGGATTGGATTGACCACGGGATCTAGTACCATAAACACCGCTTTTGATCCCACGAATTTTGTAACAACAACTACTTATGGATTGGCTCCTTATAATACAACTTTAACAATCACTTATTTAGCTGGGGGAGGAGCTGAATACAACGCGAGAAGCGGAGAGATAACAAATATATCTCAATACTCAATAACGGGAAATACCACCAATTCAAATACATTAGCAATAACAAATCCCCAACCAGCTTCTGGGGGTGGGGATGGTGACAATAACGAACAACTTAGACAGAACATACGAAATGCATTTTCAAGTCAAATGAGAGCCGTAACTCAGCAAGATTATTTAGAAAAAGCATTAAATATGTCTCCAAAATTTGGAGCTATATCTAAGGCTTTCATAACTAGGGATTCTAGAACCTTCTTTAATTATAGAGACACTAGCCCGTCTATAATGAATCCAACTCAAATATCTATGTATGTGTTATCCTACGACTCCTCAGGAAATTTGGCTTATCCCAGTAGAGCACTATTATATAATTTAACCACGCATCTGTCTGAATATAGGATGTTGACTGATGTCATAGATCTTAAATCTGCTTACATCATCAATATAGGATGCAATTTTGATATAATAACTAGGCCTAATTATAATGCTCAAGAAGTGGTTTCTAGATGCATAACGGCATTAAAAGAGTACTTCAATACATCGAATTGGCAAATAAATGAGCCAATCATACTATCAAACATTTACTCTCTGATAGACATGCAAGACGGTGTTCAGACTGTAAAAAAGGTTGAAATAGTGAACAAATACGGCCAAGAAAGCGGATATTCCATATATGCTTACGATATAAAAGGAGCAACTATAAACAACGTAATTTATCCTTCATTGGATCCGTCGATATTCGAACTTAAGTATCCCAACACAGACATACAGGGAAGAGTTGTCGCGTTTCAATAACTAAATAAGTAAAAACCTATGGCAAAGTACAGCAAAGAAAAAATCGAAAAGGCAGTGAAAGCCAAAGGTTACGTATGGTTTGAAGACGCAGCTAACAAGGGCTTCGATCTTAACATAGTGGGAATTAGAAACTCTGATACCGGTAAGAAGGTGACAAACGCTTTCGACGATCTCATCTCTGTATCCTATAAACAGGATGGAAAATGGATCTATAAAGAGTGGCAAAACACAACCGACCCTGGAAGAAAAGGTGTTTTAGAGTTCGGAAACCCAGCGGGCGTTGCAAGATTGGTTCCCGGCCAATATAAGGGATCTCACGCCATAGGTCTTCACAAAGGAAAATACGAAGCATTGAGACAACAAAAACCCGTAAAAGTATACAGAGATCCAAACAAAGATTTAGTGTATGACGAAAATAAGATTCAAGAAGGGATTTTTGGAATCAACATTCATAAAGCTGGTGTGGATAGCACTCTTGTGGAGAATTGGTCGGAAGGATGCCAAGTATTTAAAAAGGCTGTAGATTTTGAAGCCTTTATGGATGTATGCAGAAAGGCCGCCGCTATTCATGGTAGCTCGTTTACTTACACATTGATAGAATCAAAAGACATATCCTAAAATGGCCGTATATAAGATTTTCGCTGAGGCAGACGCAACGATATATTCTAGATTCCCTAAACAAAATACGGGACTCGATGAGATGCTCGAAGTGGCTGTAAAGAACACAGACAACACGGGTCAATCCGCTAATCCGTCAGTTGATACCATATCATCCGACGATATACGTCGTTCCCTGATAAAATTTTCTGATTCAGGATTGGATAAACTTAAAACGTTCAGAACAGGTTCGTGGAAAACTTTCCTTAGAACATATGTAGCTAACGCAGAAAATCTTACAAAGAATTACACTTTAGAAATAAGACAAGTTTCCCAATCTTGGGAAATGGGAACAGGTCAATTCGATGATTCTCCAGAAACTAAGAACGGCGTTAATTGGTACAACACAGCATCTTGGTATTCTGAAACTACGGATTGGGTAAATCCCTCGTATTACTTAACTTCTGGCGGAGGTTCTTGGACGAATACGTATGTAACTCAGTCATTTGACTACGAAGACAGCAAAGACGTTTGTGCTGATGTGACCGACATAGTTACTACATGGTTCAATGGATCTGAGTCTAACAACGGATTCTTATTAAAACATCCAACTGCCATAGAAAACAATTCGGGCAGTTATATCGCTTTAAGTTATTATAGCAACGATACTCACACCATATATCCTCCTACGCTAGAAATACGTTGGGACGATAGTCGATATATCACAGGATCTTTACAACAAGTAGATAGCACGGATTCCGTGATCACTATATCGAATAACAAGTTCAATTTTAGCGCAAAGAACGAATTGTATAAAGTGAAGATAAATTGCAGGGATAAATACCCCGCCAGAGTCTTCACAACCTCATCTCTATACACAGTAAACAAGAGATTACCAAGTCAATCGTATTGGTCTATAATAGACGCCAAGACAAATGAAGTTGTTGTTGATTTTGATAGTGATTACACAAAAATAAGTTGTGATGGAACAAGCAGCTACTTTAACGTATATTTCTCAGGACTAGAACCAGAGAGGTACTACAAATTCATGGTCAAGAGCGATTTTGATTCGGGCGAAAGCTTTGTTTTTGATGATAACATGATATTTAAAGTGTATAATTGATATGGAAAAGGTCGGATTACAAAAAATTGTTAGAGGTACTTCTACATATAGAAATGTAGTAGATACTGCTTTCAAAGAACTTATACAGCCTCCTATTCCTACAACCGTAGAAACAGATACAGTAGGAAAATTTTTTGAAATGTATGAAAAACTTTTCTTTGAAATACCGGCAGAGGGAGATATAAATTCTCACAGATATTTAGTTCTAAGAAGTACTGAGTATTTAGGGGGAAATCCTATGGATACTGAAAAATTGGCTTTAATAGAGGAAATTAACAGTTTGAGACAACAACTATTAGAACTCTCTGACACTTATTTAGTTGTGAATAAGACAACCTTCTGATAAATGGAAATAGTAAAAATTACCCGAAATGGTCAGGGAATATCGTACCAAGATTACTCTCAGGTAGATCAAAATTTATTTACTCAAAATCTAATAAGCGGATCATTCAATGTATTCAGTCGACAAAGCGTTGTAGAGGCGGTAGTTCTAGATGAAAATCTAGAATTCATTAACATAGAATACGATGTAAAAAGCTACAAACCAGTAGAGGGTCAGAATAACAACAATAACACATACAGGCAAATTTATTTAGATCCAAAAAAGGATTTAGAAAATTTTGGATACGATAGAGGTTTATTGTATGTACAATACAATTTTCATAAAATCTTATTTAATTCGAATTATCTACGTAAATTTTGGATAAAAGATATATCCCCTTCAAGAACTGAACTTAGGTTAAGTACTCAAGTTATATCCCCTATTCTTTTACAATCTGAGTTCATTAATTTTAATTCTAACATTGTAAATAATAGCTCTGGATTTTATGATTTCTATTTGAACTTTGGTTTAAATAGGCTTATCATAGCTAATAATGCGGCTTTAGAACAAACTGATGAAGGCGCTTACAACCTATTAATAAAGCTATATGAACCACTACCAGATGAATTCCAAGTAAAAAATACACTTTGGATAGTAGAAAAAATTTCAGAGTCTGCATTATTTCAAGTAAACATATCTACTGAAGAATCTGATACAAAACCTAAATTTCTTTTACGTGGTCCTAACTTTGACATAGATATAGCTGATAAAGTAGGACAAACCACTCCATACTATAATTATAATTCTCTTTTTTCTAGTGAAATAACATCCTCAGCGCAAAAACTTTCAAGTTATTTCGACGATAAAGCGATCTCTATAAACGTAGATTACACAGACTTTTCTAACTTCATTCACTTTTCTAGCGCAACAGAAAGGTTAAATAATTTCGTCTATAAGTTAGGTTTAATAGAGAGCTACAATACTGAAATATCGGCGAGCTTATCTTATGCGTCTCTTGGTTTATCCTCTCAGATATCAATTAACCAAGCAGTAAATCAAGCAAAAGAAAACATAAATCGCATAATTGAAAAGTTCGATACTTACGAATACTACCTATATTTTAATTCTGAATCATTTGCTTGGCCCAAAATAAATAATACTCAACCCTATGAGTTATATTCAATTACTTCTTCTCAAGCCATCTCTTGGTTAGGCAGCGACGAGACCGTGCCTCAAACAGGTTTATCTGCTTCAATGTACTATTCCGCTTCTTATTATGATAGTTCTAATAAAGATATAATAACTTCTATAATACCGCAATATATTTACGAAGATCCCATCAACTCACCAATGGTGGCATTCATGTATATGCTTGCGCAACATTTTGATAACATTTGGTTGTATTACAAAGATGTATCTAACAGATATATAAATACAAATAATCCTCATACTGGTATTTCTATAGATTTAGTTGCTGATGCATTAAAGAGTATCGGAATTAATTTATACACTAATACTAGCGTTTCCGATAATCTGTATTTTTCATTATTCGGAATAAATCAAGACGGAAGCTTATTACCTCCGACGGGCTCAGAGCTTATAGAGATCAATAGTGTTGGAAACAGAGGATACGTAACATCCAGTCTAACAACATTATCTTCCAATCAAATAGAAAAGGAATTTTATAAGAGACTCTATCACAACTCAGCATATCTATTCAAAACAAAAGGTACACAAAGAGCGATAAAAGCACTTATAGCGTGTTACGGTATACCTGAAGAAATACTCGATGTCAACGAATTTGGAGCTTACGAGACATATGATGTCATAGGTCTTGATGGTATCAATAACGATAAAATTAGGACTTTTTATTCTAAAAACGAACTGTCTCAATCTGTGTTGTCTCCATTTGCTACAATACAGAAGCCTTCTACGCTTTATAGGAATAATAGTGTAGACGTAGAGGTAACATTCTCTCCTTCAAATGTAATAAACGCAAACATTAGTTCATCCGAGGGATTCCAGTACATAGACAATTTGATAGGAAACCCAGAACACCAAAGTCTACCTTATTATCCAGACCTCGAAGATTACAGAAAGACTTATTTCGAAACCTACGAATATCCCCATAGAATTTACGAATACATTCGATTAGTAAAGTATTTCAATAACTCTTTATTTAAAATCATAAGAGATTTCGTTCCTGCTAGAGCGAATCTTCAGACAGGAATAACCATAAAGAGTCACGTATTAGAAAGAAATAAAATCGCAAGAAAAGAACCAACAGTAATACTCTCTGGATCTTTCGGTAGAATTGGAGTGGGCAATATATCCTCTTCGGGTGCTAACAGCTCCTTCTATTCTACAGATTATACGGAAGACATTATGACTCCTTCCGGTTCTGTAACGTACATTTCTAATCAATCGCAAGAAAAATTAACTGGCCAATTTGGGGGTTCTACAATAGCTATGACTGTTAGCGGAGGATACATGGACCAAAGGGAGATTTCTAACGACTACAGTAGATCCGTAGAATACCAAGACCCTCAATACATAAATTACGGCGCGACTCACAATAACGTCACAGAATCCGTGAGATCCAAAAGATTTTTTGATCTTGATTTTTCCACAGACTCCGTCGTCCCAGTTAATTTTGCCATCATAACAGGTTCTATAGCGCGCGTAGTGTCTGCTTCAAGAAGCCCATTAAATCAACCGATATACTGCGATAAGACTGTTCCTTACGCTCAACTTCAAGACTCTAATTACGAGTTGTATTCATTTGCGAACATAAGGTACAACGGAAGTTCTATGACCAGTCCTAGATACAATACATTAAGTGCATCGGTCATAGATAAATCTGTGAACATTTTTGCCTATCTAGTGGACATCTCTACAGCTTCTGTGTATTTACCTAATAGATCTGATGCTCAAATAAAGTACCTAGTAGATTCGAATCAAAACGTAATAGATTTAACAAAGGCTAATAATCACGTATTTGACGTACAAAACATATTTAAAAGTCAAGAAAACGCCGACGTAGCTCTATTTAACTACGATCAAGAAAACGTTTACGCGAATAGATTAGTCAACAATCCCACAATAAAGATATACGAAGGAGGATACAAATATCTTCCAGCGCTTCATAACTTATCATCTAGCGTAACTCAATTTGGATTCAACTTAAAAACTCCAATATCCTTTTTCATACCCGACAACGGAAACTCTTTCGATCCTAACGACATACAGTGGAAACTGAGTAGTTACACAGTTGCTTACGATGAGGGTCCTACTTATACTGGGTACGACATAGTGAGTAGAACTCCCTCAGAAGACGGTCAATATATACAAGCGGTGATGGGAATAACCGCGTCTTACATACCGAACACCACTTTCCCCCCGTCAGTCGGCGCAGGGTTTAGTGCTTCTATTACTATAAACATACCTAGATTAGACGGACAATTTACTGAAAAAGTCCCTATTACTTTCACTCCTGGAGCAAATTATCTTGTTTCTACGTCGTTCGCATATCTTTACGATAACAACGGTCAACCCGATCCAGTACAATTTTCTCTTATAAATAGAAGTGCATTCGTTAGCGATTTAAAAGTGTATAACTCTAGCGAAGCCAACACAAATTACAAAGACTTTTTTGTAGATAAAGTGTACACTTCTCAATCAGCTATGTACTACATGACAGCGTCAAATTGTTTAGTGTTAAAATTAACAGATAAGTACGGAACACAGGACATTTACGAGAATTATGGACTTATCTATAGTTCTTCATCCGATTTGGATTTTGTTAATTCGTCTCTTAATAGTGTAGTTAGCGCCATGAAAATAGAGGCGGGTGATAAAATAGTGTTAAGGGACAGCGCTTCTATTTCAACACCGTGGAACGAAAAATACGAATTCTCTGTAAAGTCAGTAGACTTCACTGGAAGTTACAACGAAACTGATTCTAGACTTCTATTGTATTTAGATAGGACAGTTCCCGTGAACTTATTCATGGGGCCTGCGGCAAATTTAAGTCAAGTAGATAAAACAACCAACGCTAATTATAGCTCTTCTTATTTTATAATCTTTAAAAGAGTCCCCGATGAAACTAATATCGTACTTAATTTCAATCCAGAAGATCCCAATGTCGTAGAAGAAGGCTTGTTGTATCCTCAATATATATCCAAAGCTCTGAAAGACGATTCAGGTAACATAATAAAAGCTCTCAGAGCTCAGAATTTGTTAGGATCAACAAACCCATAAATTCGAAACATTTCTCAGGGACATTATATTTATTAAAAACAAATAAACCATGCCGTATTTAAGTTCAACATCTGTAGTAGTGGACGCAATACTCACAAAAAAAGGTAGAGAGTTGCTTTCTAGAAACGACGGATCTTTTAGAATTACACAGTTCTCTCTATCTGATGATGAGGTGGACTATACCCTCTACAATCCAAATCACCCCTCAGGATCGGCCTTTTACGGTGAGGCCATTGAAGCCATGCCTGTGCTTCAAGCTTATCCTAACGATAACGAAATAATGAAGTACAAACTCATTACCCTACCCAGGGGAACAGCTAGACTTCCTTTCATATCTATCGCTACTACGAATATCAGCATTAAGCAGGGAGAAAGTGTGCCGATAGAACCTAAAACGCTGAATTACCTCGGAGGAGGAACACAGTTCGAACCATCAGGCTACATATTCACCATAGGAGACGTTAGATTGGTTTCTAACTTTACAGCAACTGGTGTGAATACACCTGAGGCTCAAACAGCTAATAACGCAACTGCAACTATAGGAACAGATGTCACTAAAACAGTTATTGGCACAACTCTAAACATAACTGGTACCACAATCAACACACTGTTTGGAAGTCGTACATCTCTGCAAACTACGCTCATAATTACAGGCAGGGATTCGGGTGCAAGACTGAATGTGCCTCTAACGGTCTCAAAAACAATCTAATCTGAAAAAAGATGTCATTTAAAGCATTAGAATCGCAGGATTTCGTGATATCGGCAGACGCCGTAACATCTCCCGCATGGAGTACAAACTCTCCGACGCTTACCGTTTTTTACACAGGATCAACCTGTTATACTACGAGTAGCTATTATTTGGATGTATACAATGCTCCTTGTTCAAGTACCAACGCTTCGGTTCAATTTTCCATAGCATACGGACACTACGCGGGTTCTGGATCAGCTCCATTGAATCCCCTGATAGCTGGAATAAGTCCCACAAGGATAACTTACGGACAATACAGAAATTTAATATACGGAGATTCCGAGGGACGAGGCACCATATCAGGAGGAAGATTTAACTTCGGGGGAGTAGGAGCTGAAGCAGAATCCATAATAGCCATACCCATAGACAGAAACAGGTACAAAGAGAGCCTGATGCCAGGGTCTTTTAATCTCGTATTGGCTAGCGGATCCAATTATCTAAATCTAACTGACAATTCTAACGATGTGACCACAATCACTTATTTAGATTGCGGTAGAGCGTTCGATATAGTTTACGGATCTAACGGCTCAGCGAACGTAGATTGGCAAGAAAGCGGATACACCGTTTCAGGATCTTATGGTCTTTTCTTACCCGATATCGGGTTAATACTGTTGAATGCTTCTGCAATCTCCCTAAGTACTTCCGACGGTGGATTGGGGCATTCGTTCTACACAGGAACTGACACAGATAACCAGGGCAAAAACAACGCAGCCATATACGATTTCATAGACAACGGAAACTATTTCCAATTGCAGTCTAAAGAAACTGTTTCATCGAATTATGTGTTCGTTAGAGTTAGAAACAACGAATTTAATTATACTTCTAATCCTTCATTCATAACGGCTTCTGGAGAATTGATATACGACAACTTCATAAACAATCCCCAGACATATATAACAACCGTAGGAATGTACAACGATAACAACGATTTGTTGGCGGTAGCAAAGCTTTCTAAGCCACTTGTAAAAGATTTCACAAAAGAAGCATTGATCAGGACCAAATTAGATTGGTAACAAATGAGTCTATGCAGGAATACAATACAAAGTTCGGACATATCAAGCATTCCGATACAACTCAAGTATTCCCAACAACTTAGTTGTGGAGGAGAAAAAAACATTGAGTATACTAAGGGCGTAAACGGTCAAGTAAGCGTATCGGGATCTGTTAACTATCAGATACTAGTTTACAGAACGATACGCCAACTTTACTACATGAACCACATCTCAGGATCCATATTGGGTTCTGGAAGCGCGTGGGATTCCTACCAACAATCTACAGCGGCATCAGGCACTTACGAATACGAGAATAGATATTTTCCAACCGAATCTAATTCAAGGATATCGGTGATGTCCATTCCAAGAACAGTGTTCGGAGAAAAAATATCCCCAAACACCTTCGTTTACTCTGATAACGGAGCTTTTTTATCTGACGACGGAAACGGAAATATAGTAGACTCTGCTAACGATAATCTTCACGTTGGAAACATAATGTACTCTCACGGTGTAGTTGTACTAACACACCAAGACTATCAAGATATTTTCCCTGAAAGACCCATATTAAAGGGTTACAGTAACGAATTCTCAGAACTCACATCACCAAAAACGTTCTACGTAACTAGCAACGATTACGCAGGATCAGGAGAATTCGATTATAACACATTGCAAGTTTTTGGAACAGAGCAATCACACCTCTTCCAAGTTAACAAATCGACGGGTCTAGTTACGCTCAACGCCATAGATCCAGGAGAATACTCTACTTACTATAGCGTAAGCAATTATTACGGTCCTGGATGCGGTTTAAAGAGCGATCCAGCGCTTTGTAAGATAACAGTAAACGATTACATAGAGGAAAGTTTTGAAAATCCCATAGCGATTGTAAACGATTGTAGGATAACGGGATCTGCGTATTATAACGATTGCGCATTGGCTGGAAACGCTAGAGTGGTGCCAGCCGTAACTCCGTCGATAACGGTCACAATATCAAATACTCCCACCGTCACCCCGACTGCGAGCGTCACTAGAACTCCCACAAAAACTCCGAACGTAACCGCTACCATAAGCGTAACACCGACAGTGAGCGTAACACCAACAGAGACCCCTCCAATCACTCAAACTCCTACGCCCACACTAACACCGTTCCTGACTCAGACACCTTCGGCCACAATTACGCCAACTGTAACTAATACCATATCGATGACTCCTACTATAAGCATATCGATCACTCCCACCGTTACGATAAGTCTAACACCCACAAGTACACCGAGTATCACAGTTACGCCAAATAATCGATGGGCCTTAGGAAGAGATAATAGTTCCACTCCATCAGCGGATAAGTTTGTGACTCTGAGAATAAAGAACAACGCAGGTTCCGCTGGATCAGGGTACATCACTTTGTTCAACGATAATCATCCGATGAACAATTGCGCTGGTTCCCCTTTGACCTGTTACGAATACGGGCAAACTCCAACCGGAGCAACGATAAACGCAGATGTATATCTACAGGTTCAAGTAGGTTGTTTGATATCGTCTGCTTACATAATTTATAATTCTAGTACCTATTACGCATCAGTCGGTACAGGTGTTTCTAGTTATACTTGGACAGGCGTAAACGGTAATTTCACAGTGTATTATAAAACAAAACTCCACTGCGCGGAATACAAAAACACTAGCTTTAGTGGAAACGCGATTGTAAATTATACGAACTGTAGCGGTATCCAAGTGACCAATAGCACCATATACCCGCAACAGACTTTCTGTGCTAAAGCCGGAAGCGTGGCCAACATCAGCGGATTCGTTCAACAAACATCCTCAACAGCTTGTGGGGTATAAATAAATGAGAAACGAAATAAAATATATATCGGTAACAGTATCATTCTCAGGAATAGGGATAGACTCTGAGTACTGCGATATATTCAGCGACTGGGATGGATTTAAATATCCGATCTATAGAAAGATTCCCAGACAACTTCTCATAGATGGTTATAGGTTCAATAAAGTTCCCGCTAACACGGGTATTTTGCGCGTTGCTGCTCACTGCGACGGTTGTACGAATTACATAGACATTGTAACTAGATTCGTTGGAACAACGCCTTCGTACACCCCAACTGTGTCAATAACAAAGACGCCTACGATCAGTATCACTCCCACTATAACGAACACTCCCACTGTTAGTTTAACTGCTACAAAAACCCCAACAATCACAATAACTTCTACTCCTACTATAAGTGTAACATCCACTCCAACGGTTTCTATAACGGCTACTCCCACAATCACCGTTACAGAGACCATATCTGTAACTCCGACCGTAACGAACACACCTACGATATCTGTAACTCCCACTCAAACTCCCACAGTTACAGCAACTCCCACAATTAGTGTAACACAGACAATAAGCGTAACAGCTACAATAAGCAGCACTCCTGGGTTAACTAGCACCCCGACTATAACAGTAACTCCGACCATAACTGTCACCTCGACGATATCAGTTACTCCAACGATATCTCAAACGCCAACTATAAGCGTTAGTCCAACGATAAGTCAAACTCCCACAAAGAGCTTGACGCCTACTATCACAGTCACTCCTACGATAACCGTAACAAAAACTGTAAGCTTAACTCCTACAATAAGCTTAACACCGACCATAAGTCTGACTCAAAGCATAAGCGTAACTCCCGGTATAAGTGTAACTGCTTCTATAAGCATAACTCCTACAATAAGCTTAACACCGACAAAGAGTTTGACCCCTACAATAAGCTTAACACAGACAATCAGCGTTACGCCCACTATTACTGTTACTCCGACCATCAGCATTACAGGAACTCCTACGATATCGGTAACGGCCACTATAAGTGTAACGCCGACAAAGAGCTTGACTCCCACTATAACTGTTACTGCCACAATCAGCGTCACTCCTACTATAAGTGTAACGCCGACTATAAGCGTAACTCCAACCATAAGCTTGACTCCCACAAAGAGTCTCACTCCGACAATAAGCCTCACAGCTACTCCAACCATAAGCGTAACGTCTACGATAAGTCAAACTCCTACAAAGAGTTTAACGCCAACCATAACTGTCACAGCGACAATCACTGTTACTCCTACGATTAGCGTAACTCCTACTATAAGCGTCACAAAGACTATAAGTTTGACGCCTACAGTTAGTTTGACTCCAACGATCACAGTTACTCCTACTATAAGCATCACTCCTACTAAAACTATAAGCATAACCGCTACTCCTACGATTAGCGTAACTCAGACTATAAGTCTTACTCCCACAATAAGCTTGACTCCTACGATAAGCTTAACTCAAACAATTAGTTTGACGCCTACAGTTAGTTTGACGCCTACTATTACTGTAACGCCAACTATAAGTGTTACTAAATCCATAAGCGTCACACCTACGATAAGTGTCACACCTACGATAAGCGTCACAATCAGTCTCACTCCCACAATTAGCGTAACGCCTACGATTAGCGTAACACAGACTATTAGTTTAACTCCAACGATAAGCATAACTCAAACTCCGACAATAAGTCTAACTCAAACAGTGAGTTTGACACCTACCATAAGTCTCACTCAGACTATGAGTTTGACACCTACCATGAGTTTGACCCCGACAATAAGTTTGACACCTACCATAAGTCTCACTCAGACGATGAGTTTGACCCCGACAATAAGTTTGACTCAAACCAAGAGTCTAACGCCTACTATCTCAGTAACCCCTACTATTAGTTTAACTCAAACAATAAGCTTAACTCCTACGATAAGCTTAACGCCGACAATAAGTGTCACTCCGACCATTAGTATAACGCCTACAAAAACTATAAGTCTGACTCAAACCGTAACTCCTACAATATCTATAAGTCCAACACCGTCTCCTACGGATTTCGCGACGGACGCAGTACTATCGTTTGCGTCTTTCAATAATCTAAACGATACGTTCTACTTCAACCTCAGCTCAGCTGTAGGGGAAGATATCACGATAACTTTCGCATCTATTACTAGCTACAGCGATAATAGTTGCGTTAACGCAGCAGGCGGATCTTACATACTATCTACCGTAACGTGGTTATCTGGAGAGGCCGGTACAAAGAGCGCAGTGGGTCTTGGAATAAGCGATCTTTACGCTCATTCAAAGGATAATTCTATGACCATAAATCACGGATCAACCACTGGAGACGTGAAATCAAACGGTCAGAGTTGGGTAACCCAAGATGGACAGTCGACTGTAACAGTTTCTATTAACACAGCCTGCGTATTGGCTCCTACTCCTACACCGACTAGAACTCCTACGCTCACTCCAACAATAAGTGTAACACCTACGCTTACTCCCACTATCACTGTCACCGTCACACCGAGTACGTCTGATTATGTGGATAACGCTACTTTAACATACACTTCTTATAACAGAGGCACTGGAAGATTTACGTGGACGCTGTCTGATCCCCTTAGCGAACAAATAAGTGTATCAGGATCTTACGCAACAGTTTGGGTTGGAGGAACAGATACTGATATCTGTAATTGCTTAGGCGGAGACAATACACAAGCCGGTCAGGGAGCAGGGGGCGGAATTGTATGGACGCCTGGACAAAGCGGAGCTAAGTTTGTAAACGGAGATACTGTGGGAACAGGCTGTTCTGTGGGAACCTCTTACGGTTACTCGAAGGTAAATCAAGTCACAGTTAACGGAAGTTCTTACGTCAACGGAAGCACATTCGTAATAGGCCAGACCACTGTAACTGTTGTTATAAGCACGGGTTGTAACATACCTCCAACTCCAACCCCGTCTATAACTAAAACTCCTACGATAAGTATCACTGCTACTCCTACGATATCGATTACAGTTACACCTACTATAAGTAGGACTGCATCTATAAGCGTTACGCCAACAATAAGTTTAACTAAAACGCTTACAATAAGTGTCACGCCGACAATAAGCATTACAGTGACTCCTACTATAAGTGTGACGCCCACTCCTACCATCACTTTCACAAGAACTCCTACGTTAACTCCCACTAAATCTCCGACGAGAACGCTTCCATTTAGAAACTCTTATGATGTATCAAAATGTAGCGACGGTACAACATCAACATGGATAACAGATAGTTCCTTAACCGTTGGAGGCGTATACACGCTCTCTGATCCAACTGGAGTACCTAACAACAGTTTAGAATGTTACACTATAACTAGCACCACTACAACGACTTCACCAGCGAACATAGGAACCGTGTATAACGTGGCAGACTGTAACGCCAATGCTTGTATAAAAATTTAATTATAGTTTTGAAATGAAAAATTACGTATTTATAAATAGATGTCAACAGTATCCGTACTAATAACGATCACAACCGCCGGAGCTGATACCGGTAACTACTTCGATATCTATACGGATTTCGATGGATTTTGTACGCCTCTTGCTACAGACGTTACTAAGAATCAGCTCCTTTCTGGTTACACTTTGAACTTCGTTCCCTCTGGCACGAACAGTTTGAGGGTGTGTTCCAAAGGAACTTGTAGAAACTGCGCAAACATTTACGTGGTACAACCCAGTCCGACACCTACTGCGACTCCTACGCCTACTATAACAGTTACTAAGAGCATAACTCCTACGATATCCATTACAGCTACTCCTACTATAAGTAGGACAGCGTCTATAAGCGTTACGCCTACGATCTCGTTGACACAAACTCCAACGATTTCCGTAACTCCTACCATAAGCGTCACATTCACTAAAACAATATCTGTTACTCCCAGCATATCAATAACTCCCACAATCACAGTTACTCCGACTATTACGGTGACTAAAACTATATCTGTGACACCGACTATATCAATAAGTCAAACTCCTACTATATCAATAACTCCTACAAAGACGATATCAGTAACACCTAGCCAAACGACTGCTCCGCCTCTCACTCTAACTATGGATGCATCGTCTAGATCAAGCAGTTGTAGTCTGTGTAGTACGTGTACACCCGCGGATACGCAGGCCGTTACTGGAACAGCTGCGGGCGGATACGCACCTTATACGTATCTTTGGGAATATGTAAGCGGAGATACAAATATAGAACCTTTGCAGTTTACGAACAATAGCACAAGATTCCAAACAATTCTTAGTGTAGATTGTGATCCCACTCCTCCAGGTGTTAGATCAGCTGTATATAGATTGAAGGTGACTGATAACATAAGTCAAATAGCTTACGGAGACACTGACGTGACAATTACGTTCTCCAATACTTATAGTGGAACGTGTTGCTAAAAAATAGAAAGATATGCCATTCTCAGTATTCACAAACTACTCAGTAAAAATAGTCGCTTCGTTCGGTGATTACGTTGGAGACGCGAGAGGACCGAGAGGGCCTTTCGACCTCTATACGGACGCTGACGATTTCAAAGAACCTTTTCAGAAGTGTGTGAGTCGTGCAGAATTGGAAGCGGGATACACTAGCCACATAGTCCCATTCGGAACCACCATAGTCAGAATAAAGACGGAGTGTACGGACTGCGTAAGTTGGACGGACGCTTATTTGGTTGGTTATCCTCCTGTAACACCTACTATAAGCGTTACCATAACGGTAACTCCTACCGTAACCATAACGCCTAGCAGTACCATCACGGTGACTCCCACTGTCACTTTCACGCCTACCATATCAATAAGTAGAACTCCCGAGGTTACTACTACCCCAACTGTATCCGTTTCAAGAACTCCTTCTAAGACTCCAAGCATAACTGTCACAGTTAGTCCGACAATAAGCGTCACCCCTACAGTGAGTTTAACTCCTACACCCACTGAAACAATAAGCGTGACTCCCACCATATCAGTGACCCCTACGGTGACAATGACACCGAATCCAGTTACACCGACAATAACAGTCACTATCTCTAGAACTCCAACGATAACTCCTTCTGTTACTAGAAGCCCAACTCCTACCCCTACCCCTACAGTAAGTACATTCTTGATAAACAAACCGATGTATTTGATCGGGGGAAACAGCATAGAGGAAGTAGCGAGCATGACTCAATCCAACATAATTGGATACAACAGATTGGGATACATATCAAACGGAGAGTTTCTATTCAAGGCACCTATTCCTGGAATGACCAACGACCAAGATGATTATTCGTGGTATAGCACGTATTCAGCGAACCCGTCGACTTACGATTTCCCGTATTTGTACGTCAGAGACATCGGCGGGTATAGACCAAACTGGGTTTATTCGGTAGACAAAACGTATCTTGGTTCAACTAGATACAGTACGTATCTTTCCAACGTTCCAGGATTCGATTACTATGCGTTAGTGCAGTGCGGCGACGAAAGGTATTTCATAGGAACTACGCCGTATACAAAATACGCCGGTGTATTGAAAGTCACAGGTGCAATTCCTTTTAGAACAGCCAATAGTTTTGGTGGCGGAAATGTCGTTGGAGGAGAGATAATTACCGACGGTCAACACTATTATAGAGTAACGGGTAATAATATAAGCGGAGACCCGGAATACTTACAACAATACAAGATATTTACAGTTAACGATCTAACTAGTACAGGCGTATTCCCGGATTACAACTCGGGATGTGATCCTGAATACCGTGGATAGTATATTTATAAAAAAGCACTGACATGGCATTCATAACATTTCAAGCAGAGACGACAGTTTACGAAAACATCGTGAGGTGCAGAGTCTACGAGAACGATTTCAATTACACACTAAACAACAGCGCTACAAAAGCAGATGAAACTGGATCTTACATCGATGCCGTTACGGGATCGGATTTCAGACCTTACGCTACGGCTATTGGTCTATACAACGAAGCGAATGAATTACTTGTGGTCGGTAAGCTATCCTCACCTCATCCAATTCCTTCGAATACTGATGTGACCTTCGTGGTCAAGTGGGACAGCTGATATTTATACCTGTGATAAGTCTAATGAACATATTACTGGAGGCGGAGGTCACCGATTCCTACATCATCGACGCGTCTCGTGCTTTTGTCGGTTTAGAACACGGTAAAAAACCCGCGCTTGCTAAAGATGTAGTCGAGAAGATAAAGAAGATCGGCGATAAGTACGGTTACTGGTACGAAGGCGGAGGCGGAGACAAAGAAGTCGTGAAACCGCTATTCGGAGACATAGAATACGAAGGGAGCTGGGACGAAGAGATATCCTCAGAGAAGATCAAGAACGAGTACGTATACGTATTCACGCTCTTCTCCAACACAGCAGAGAACAGCACGGTGCAAAAGGTATCATCGGTCAAAGGAAAGACTGTGTTCGAAAAGGCGCTCAATTCCAGGAAGCAGTGGGCGCACGAGGCGATAAGGGATAAATCGAAAGAGGAGTTCGAGGACCTCATGAACAAATTCTTCTCTAAGTTGGGAAGGGATTACTACAAAGATTCTCAAGCGGAAGCGACCGACGATAACGTAGCATCTTTCATAGAGTCTGTTGAATCGGACATGTGGGACAATTGGCCAGACGGTAACGGTCCAGCTTTCGAGATGGCTTTCGAAGCCAACTCTGACAGAGACAATAAACTCCTAAAGAAATTCAAAACCGGTGTCTTCTTCATAGGTATGGGACACATAGAACTCTTAAACAAGTTAATGACTAAATAAGTAACGCATGAACAAATGGTTATACAAAGGTAAAGAAATAACAGACGTATCCCAATTCCCAGATAAAGCAGTCGGTTTCGTGTACATGATCACGAACACAACCAACGGAAGGATATACATAGGGAAAAAATCGCTACAGAACAGGCTCACGAAGAAGCTCACGAAAAAGGAGATCTCCGAGTGGGAAAAACCCGGTCGGGTACCCAAGAAAAAGAAGGTGGTCAAAGAGAGCAATTGGCTCGAGTACAACGGCAGCAACGTGCCGCTGCTTAGGGACATAGAATCCCTGGGCCAGAAACACTTCACCAAGGAGGTACTCGAGGTGTGTTTCACCAAGAAACAATTGACCTACTACGAAGAATACTGGCAGTTCAAGTTGGAAGTGCTACACACCGACGCCTACAACGATTCCATAGCAGGAAGGTTCTTTAAGAGGGACGTTAAAGCAAACCCAGAACTGCACCCGTCTAACCCAGAGTATCACAATTCCGGGTCCATAGATACGTTATACGGGTTACTGAAGTGACGACCAGCAGCGAATTTTGAGCAATAAAAAAGGGACCGAAGTCCCTTTCTTTTTTTATGTCTATTTAGTATAGCTATACCCCATTTGATCAAGTTCGAAATTGATATGATCGTCAACAATATCTTTATTCTGCTCATACCAAGCTTTACTCGCAGCGTTATCAAAAGAATCAGGCTTAAATACTCCGTTTTCTATGGTGCCATCCATCTCAATGTATTCACCCTCATCCGTATCTAGGCTATAGTTCACTAGATATACGGATCCTTCCTTCTCCATTCTTATCTTTGGACTGTCTAATCCTTCGTTAACGTTCTCTTTCAGGATACCTGCGATCTTTTGTAGTTTTTTTACTTCGTCTAGACGTGCCATTTGTTTTAAGTTTATACCAATAAATATGTTAAGTGTGCTTACGGTGAAGGCCCTTTCGCTGGTTGATCTTGCGATTGACCCTCTGCATGCGCTTACGGCTTTTGTACTTTTTTTCTGCTTTTGTCATGCCTATAAATATGCCTGTTCGCTAATATGGGGACGAATACAGCAGACATTACTGCGAGCACGACGAACAGAGCGTTGAACGAGTTGTGATCCATGGCGTTAGTTGCTAAACAGCTTTTTGAAAGTTTCTGCCTGTTTGAGCGGAGCTTTGAAATCGTTGACTCTGCCCCACACCTCGGCCATTCCCGAGTGGGCGGACCTAGGCGTCACGTTCCAAATCACGTCTTGAGTTTCCATGTCGCAGATCCTGAAGTCGTCGTAAAGTCCGTAGGCCATAGAACAGTTGTTCTTGAAGAACACGTAATACTTGGTCTGATCGATATCGGGATTGTGCTTGAGGAAAGTCTTGACGTTACCGAAGAGTCGACGCGCTTTGTTCCTGAGGCTGGTGTTCTTACAGAACCAGTCGTAGAAGTTGAAGCAACCGGTGTCTACTGCTCCATCTGATTCTAGGAACTGACCGTTTTTGAAGGCTTCGAGTTGCTGTTTGAGGTTGGCTTGTTTCATAACTTTTATTGGTTGATTACGTTTACGATTGTTTTTCTGTACTTATCAATATGAGATTGCCGTTATCGGGAACCATTACTGTTCCGTTGACTTGGGCAGTTTTTGCACCCGTGTCTTGTGCTTTTTGCAAAGCTTTGATGAGATCCTCGATCGATACTGATTTCCAAACTGTTTTCATGGCTTTTGCTTGTTTTTGGTTCGTTCTCACTTACGGATCAACTCCAGTCCCAGTTGGCTTGCAGCGTAGTTGATGTGCTTCTGTGTGGTTGTGCTCCACCAACCGAGTTGGCGTAGGAAGGGACCCTCCACTTTGGCCACGCGCGATGAGTAGGACTGCACGTAGGTCTCCCCGTTCTCGTTGATGATGCTGAGGTTGTCTTTGTATCTGCTGAATTTGGTTATCGTTGTCATGACTCTTATTGGTTAGGCTTTTTCTAATTCAAAATACATTACACAGTTGGCTTCGATCTCTGGCATCGGATCGTCACCGAGAGAGTCCTTCACAACGAAGTGGTATACCATGCCGTCCTTGCGCGAGAAGAGTTCAATTTCCCTTGCGACGTGTGCAGCGTAGGGG